TTACTTGCAGCCCGCAATAACCGCTTCTAGCTGCCCCTCGTACTTCCGCCCTGCCGGCCAGTCGCTGGCCAGCGCGATTACCTTTTCACCATCGCTGGGCGCCGCAGGCAGCTTGTCGAACTTGTAGATTGGCTTCGGCGGCACATCGGCAGCCTTCAAGCACGGCACCGGCACCATCACTTCGACGCGCTGAACAATCGGCGCTGGCGTGCCGCCGCAACCGGACAGCAGCAGCAGCGCGACCACCGCCATAGTTTTCAATCGCTTCATCGCACCTTCTCCAGCAGCTGATTCACGTAGGGCATGGCGTCGGCGCAGGTGGTCGCATTGGCGCCGGCCAGCGCCGTCAGCGCCGCATCGTAGCGCCGACCATTGACTACCGCCTCCTGCTGGGCGGCTTGGCCTCGCGCCTTCGCATCCTCCGATGCCCGGTACCAGGTCTGAATGGCGCGATTCTGATCGTCCACACCGGCGCGCAGCTGCGCATTCTCGCCTTGCGCCGCCTTCAGATCCACCAACGCATGGTCGCGCGCGGTGGCCGCCGACCACCACAGCGCGCCTCCGGCGCCACCACCGGCCAGCAAGACGATCAGCAGCAGCGCCGCCAACTTCCAAGCCTGCCCGGCCAGCAGGCCGCCGGCACCGGCCGCCATGTCGCCCAAGGCGCTCATGTCAGTCTCCCGCCGGCGGCCGAGTAGATGCTGGCCAGCTGCGCCACCTTGCGCATCGGCTGGCCCGGATAGTTGGCGCCGGGCAGACTGGCCCACAGGTTACTCACCGCAGCCACCGCATCGGAAAACCGGCCCGCTTCGATCAAAGGCAACGCGCGCCGCTCGCGGATCAGCTGCACCGCCCAGGCATCCTGCGATGCCGGACCAAAGTCGGGTAAGCGCAGCAGGTCGCGATAGTGCGCCCAGTCACGCAGCATGTGCTGGTACCGGCCGGCGGCGTTACTTTTGAGTCCGGCCTGATTAATAACCTTGGAAGGCCGCCCATTGGCGAACGGGTGCGCGCTGTAGTCGCTGAAGATCTCTGGACGGCCGTCGGCACCGGTGACAATAACGTCGTAGCCGTTATTTCGCGTGGCCGGGCTGGTGCTCGTTCCCTCAGCCCAAGCGATCATATCCAGAAATGCGCGAAGATTCGCGCTGCCGGCGATCACAGCGCACCCCGCGCATCCTTGACTACCTCAGCCGCGTCGTGGACCATTTCACCGATGTCCTTGTCGCGGCGGCGGTCGAGCCAGCGAATCACGCCGCCGATCAACCACCAGGCCGGCAGACCGGCAGCGACCATCACCGGCGCGGCCACGAACAGCACGCCCATTGCTGGGTCTCCGCCGTACAGGATGGTGACCGCCTTGGCCGAATCGAACAGCGAGGGCCACCAGCTATGCACGGCCATAACCAGGAATGGGCCGAAGAGCGCGCTAGTGGCGATCGTGCTGGTCAGGCGTAGGAACGCCTCGCGCAGCGTCTTGGGCCACATGAACAGGAATACCAGCGCGGTCGCTGCAGCGCCGGCCAGCACCGGGGCGCCGAAGATTTTGATCAGCGCGCCGCCAGCGGCGGAAGTTGTTTCGAGTGCGGGCATAGTTTCTTTCATGGCGTAAAAAAACCCGCCGGAGCGGGTTGTGAAGGTGAGAGGAAGGGAATTGAGGAACGCCGTCTACTTGAGGCTTGCGGCAGCGATGAAAAGGTCGTCCACATCAGTGCTAGACAGGGCCAGCGCGTCGGCCGCCGCCGCAACAAGATCGCAGTCGCGGCGCACAGTTGGCCGGCGCTCAAACCTGATGCGCGCGCGCTTCCCCTCCGCATCATCAGGCAGTCCTGCAAAATAGGACAGGATGCCATCCCAGTGGCCAGCTTCCAGCGCCGCGATCGCAATTTGATCGGATCGGACCTCTTGAGGGACAGGCGTTGGGGGAATAACGATTGGCGCTGGCTCCAGGCCGTCGCGGGCCGCATTGGCACGATACGACGTCCAGTTCTGGTACATGAGGTCGTCAATCACCTCGATGTAATGATCGGCGTGCTCTGGCTGCAAGTCTTGGATGTAAGCGCCAAGGAGCCCCCCCGAAGATGGTTCATAAATGACATATTGCATGATCACCCCTGCTCTACTTGTTTAAATACGGCGTCGGCATACACTTCGGCCAAGCCGCTTGCAGCCATAGGCTGACCTGCTCCAGCCGCATACTCCATGTAGTGCACGACTTTGAACGTCGTCGCGGACGTGATCTTGAAGCGCCCATGGATTCGCGATCTGGTGTATTCGCTGCCGGTGTTTGCAGTCAGCTCGTTGGTGCCGACCAACTGAGTAGCGCCGGCCGTGATGTTGTAGAGGCTGATTTTGTGGCGGCCAGCGTTGTACAGTCCCGAGGTGATATCGACGTCATACGTCCCGACCGGCAGGATGATCGTGCTAGAGGAAAGCGAAGCCCCGGTGATGCTGTTTGACAGTGTGGTGTTGAGCGTGACGTCGCTGTTCCCGAGGGCGGTCGGCGAAGCGCTTGCGGTACCCGCCGGCTGCTGCTCGCGCACATGGAGTATCGGATACGCTCCCCATGAAATCAGCTGCCAATTTGTCGAATCGGCAGATGGGTCGGTGGTCCCCGCGCCATTCGTCTTGCGGCGGTACGTCTTGAAGTTGATCAAACTAGAAACGACGCTCGCACCTACGCCCGGACTACCGGCGGAGTACATCGTGCCGCTAACCCAGGGCAGCACTCCGCTGGCTGCCACCGCAGCAGCCGCCCCGGCCGATGCAATACCAGCCGAGACGTAGGCATCGGTAGCGTTGTTGAAGACGTTCGTCGCCAGCGCGGCAAACTGCGTGACCGCACTGATGAGCCAGAGAATAAAGGCGTCGAGCCGGTCACTGAAGGTCGTCCGGTCGTTTCGTTGGATGGCCGGCGTTGGTACCGGGTCAATTGTAGGAGGTGTTGTGACGGACATTAAATAAGCCCCTGTACAGTGAGAGAAAACATAGCGGCGTCGGTGTAGTCGTACGACATTTCGCCGCTACCGAGGCCGAAAACGCGGAGGCCTGAGTATTCGGCAAGGTCAGTCCCGACCCAAACGCAAGGGACGTCCAGCAGCTCCGTGACGGTATCGAGAACGGTGTTAGCTTCTGCTAGATCGACAAATGCGCTCGCGGTCATGTCCTTGGCCTTTTTGCCACGCTGGATCGTGTTGTTGCCGTACTTGTCGACATCCACGAAGCTGAAGCTTTTGGGTTTGGCCTTCGCGCCGTACTGCGTCAAACCTATTGGACGAAGATCACCCACCGCTAGAACGCCGCAGGACACCGTGCCGGACACCTTCGACAGAGTGACCGTCACTTCGCAGCCGCTGTACGGCGGGATATCGCTCGCAAGGTAATCCGTCTGCTGCTTGAAGCGATCGAAGAAATACTCGTAGTAATCGCCGGGTGCAGAACCCTCAAGATTGCTGGCGGCACTCCAGATCACGGTCCCGCCCGTCTTGTCCTTGATGGAAATCGACAAGCTGGTTGCATCAATACCGGCGAGGAAAATGCTATTCAGTGCACCTGGTTTCAGCACCACGGTCAGTGGAGTAGCAACCGTGGTCAAGGTGCTGCCCTCGCCGTCAAACATCGCCCAGCGATTAGTCGGGCCGATGTCGTTCCAGTAAATGACGCTGCCAACACGATTATTGATGTTCGTCGGGTCGTTACCATGATTTCCGGCGACTGCGCTTTCGTAAATCCGGTGCGTGGCGATGCTGATGCAGCGCTCATTCAGTGCATACGTGCGTGCTGGGTCATAGACACCAGCATCAGCCTCGGGCGCCGTGCTGCCAATCAGCATTGACGTCGTGATCGCAACCGGTGCCAGTACGCTTAGCGAGGCGCTCATGTGTTAGCCCTTTCTCGAATTGCGAGCGGGCGACCGTTTTGCGCACCATCTAGGACGTCGGCCGAAACCTTGCCGTTATCCGCGCCTCGCTTGGTATGAGCGACAACCTGGGTCATCAGGCTGGTTACTTGTTCGCGCAACAGCCTGATTTCAGATCGCAGTTCATCCGAACTCCCTGACGTCATCGCCTGGCGAGTCTGACTCGCGGTGTAGACGCGCGCCGGCTCTGCAAAATCGACGAGCTCCGGCCCTTCCTCACCAACAAGAGAAAGGCCGGAAGCGACGCCGCCGTTAGCGTGCGCGCCAATACCGGCAGCCTGCAACGAACTGAAAATGTTCGAGTAGCCTTGGACGACACCGGTCGTCCGCTGGCCAGCGCCGGCGATGATATCCGCCAAAATCGACTGCGCGTAGGCAACGTCGCGCGAATAATCCTGCTTGCTCGCGTCGTGTGCTTGAGCCGATTTCAAGAACGCCGTCACAAGGCTCTGGGCGTTATCTTGATCAGCGCCGGACAGAGCAGCCTTAGTGGCCACATACTGATCACCAGTGGAAAGCGAGGACAAATCCCCGGTGTTGATCTCGGCGCTGAAATCCTTGAGCGCCTGGGTGGCTGCGGTGATTTTATCGATCGTTTTTTGCATGGAATCCGCGAAGCTGGAATAAGCTGCAGTAGCGGCCTGCTGCTTATCTGCTGCCGCCTGCGCTGCCCAAAGGTCTTTCGTTGCAGCTTGCATGGCAGGGCTGAGCAGAGCCAGCGCGGCAGCGTGCTGCTGCTGAAGAACTGCGGCGGCGCCCGCCTTGTTGCCCGTAATCTCGTAGATCTGGGCCTGAATACTGAGCAGCGAATTCGACTCGGTCAGCGCGTCCTGCCGTGCCTTCTCCACCGCTTGAGCCGCCCACATCGCCTTTGTCGCATCAGCTACGGCCGGCGTCAGGTCTTTCAGCGCAGCGGCATGTTGCTGCTCAAGGATGGCGGCCGCAGCGGCCTTGTCACCGGTAGCGGAGGCAGTCTGAGCTTGCAGATCAAGAATCGTAGCGTGCTCCGCAATCGCGTCTTTCGCTGCTTGTGCGGCGATCACTTGGTCGTATAGCGCCAGGTTGTCCCCGGAGATCGCGGCGCGCGCTTTCTCCGCCAGCTGCACCTGCGTCATGGTGAGCTCGTCCAGCTGGTTCCGCAGGTCGGTGCGCTCATCCGCAATTTCCTGCTCCGACTTCGTCAGGTCGACCGTTGCCGCGTGGGTCTTGGCGAAGGCATCGGCCAAGGCCAGCAGCGCGGTGTACTGCTGCGCGCCGGCGTCGGTCGCCAGCGCACCGGAGTTGGCCAGGCCCAGCAGGTAGTCCTTGAACTTGTCCCGAGTGTCCAGGCTTTGCAGGCCCATTGCGGCAAGCTGATCGGTGACGTACTTTTGCACCGGTGCCAGCTGCTCTGCCTTGCTCAGAAAGTTCTGCGTGAACGAGTTAGTTTGGCTGGCCAACTGGTCGATGCCGCCGGCCAGCTCAATCAAGTGCTCACGGGCGGCGATGCTGGCGATGCCGGTGGCGCCGAACGTCGTGCTGCTGGCAGCCAAGATCGAATCGAGCTTGGCGTAATCGCCGGCCAGGCGCATCACTGTCTCGGCATAACCCTCGCCCACCGTCCGGAACTGGTCCAGCTGCGGAAATGCCGCTTCCGCGATCTCGTCCATCGACTTCGAGATGACCGAGTTCAGCGCATCGGTCAGCGCGGTGCCAGTCAGGCCCTTGAGCGATACTTTCGTGCTTTCCAGCGTCAGGCTGTCCAGTACCTTGGTCACGTCGGCTGCCGAACCGCCCATGGCAGTCGCAGCAGCCTGAAGCGACTTGTCCAGGTTCGTGAAGATCAGGCCGAATTGCTTCGACAGCTCGTCGTTCAGGCCTTGCACCTCAACGCGGTTGCTCGTGCTCTTCGACAGGCCAAAGAAGCTGGACTTGGTCGTGTCGATGCTGGCGTATTGGTCGAAGCCCTGACCAGCCTGCAAGCTGCGCACGCTTCCGCCGTACTGCAAGCCGGAATCGACGATGTTCTGGGTCGTTTTCCCCCAGAGCTTGGAAACAGCACCACCGATCGCGCCGCCGATCCAAACACCGAGCGGGCCGGCCAACGCGCCGCCAATCATGCTGCCCACCTGGGCGCTGCCGGCGAGCGCAACCGCGCCACCGGTCGCAATGGTGCCCGTCTGAATCCCCATGTTCGCGCCATCGGTCAGCCCAGTCGTGCGCACCACCAGGTTCGTCAACCCCGTCATCGACGACTCGATGTTTTGCAGCGCCGTCAGCATGCCCTGGTTAATCGGCAGCATGTCCGACGAGTTCGCGGTCAGCTGCTCGATCGAGCGCCGGACCGAATCCGACTTCGCCGAGCTGTCGCCGAACACGGAACCCGTGCCTTGCGCCTTCTGGACGTCAGCAGCGGACTGGCCGCCACCGCCACCACCGCCACCACTGATGGCGACACCCAATCCGGTCACGATGGCAGCCATGGCCGCCATGCGCACGAAGGCAGAATACGGATCACCCTCGCCCTGGGTCAGCACGGCATTGACGCCCTTGATCAGACTTAGCGCCACTTCGGCGCCTTGCAATGCGACGGTCGCGGCGTGCATCGCCTGGTAGCCGCGCGAGCCTTCGCTGAAGAAGCCCTGCGCGGCGGCCGTCATGCCAGCATAGCCTTGGATCTGCGACTGTGCGCCGGCCAGCTGGGCGCGGTTGATCGCAGCGATCTTGTCTGGATCGTCCGCTGCCAGTTTCTTTGCAGTAGCTAGCTCCTTCTGCGCGCGCAACTGCCCTTCCATTCCCTTGGCGTAAGCCTGAAACATGCCACCCAGCGCCTTGCCACCCTCGCCAAAAGCGGTGGTCAGGCTTTCGGAGATGCTCTGCCCAGCACGCTGCCAGTCTTTGATTGCCTGGTCAGCAGCCTTGTCCTTGTATTGGAGTGACTGCTGCTGGTCGAGGCCTGCGGCGATGCGCGCATGCGCTGCGCGCTGATCTTCCAGAGTTTTTAGAATGACTGGCGCCTGGGCGATTTCTTCAGCGGTGGCGCCGTTGGCGGCCTGTTGAGCCATGAATACTTTTTGATATGCAATCGCCTGGTCGTACAGGTCGACCGTTTTCCGCTCTACGGCACCGCGCGACGTCTCGTGAGCGGCATTGGACTCTTCCAGCTTCTTCGCTTCCTGATCGAGCCCAGCCAAGTACTTGTTCGTCGCGTCTTCCGAGGCGGATGCGATTGCGTCCTTTCGAAGAAATTCTTTCGCATCCAGCAAATTGACCTCGCTCTGAGACTTCGCATCGGCAGCGGCGCGCTTGGCCTCGATGTCGTTGATCTGCTTTGCGTGTTTGGCGGCCTCAGCCTCGGTCGAGTTGTGGTATGCCTTTAGATCGGCGATCTGCTTGGTGTAGGCATCGATTTGATCTTTGCCGGCAGCGATGGCGTAGTCGCGCTTATTGCGGTAGAACTCATCGTCGCCCATCTTCCCAGCCGCATGAAAGGCGTCGTCCAGCTTGGACATCGAGTCGTACATCTCTTTTTCGGCGTTGACCACGTCTTGGATGCGCGCGAGCCGGTCAGCCAACTCGGTGCTTTCCACCTTGTCGACCTTCGCCTTCGGCTCGCGGCCTTCGGTGTCGCGGTACGTGGGCGTGCCGACGTAGACGGACTTGGCGAGCGCCGCCTGAGCGGCCTGCTGTGCCTCGACGGACTTGCCGGCATTGGCGAGCATTAGTGCAGTCGCTTTGGTCGCGTAGTCCTGGTCGACCTTGAGGCGTGCATCTGCCTCGGCCTTGTGCTTGGCGGTGATAGTCGCATCGCGTTCCAGAGCGGATTTCTGGAACGCGTCATACTGCGCACTCAGCTTCGCCTGGTGCGTGACGTAAGCCACTTCCTCTTCGGCCAGCGCGGCGGCGCGCTCGGAATTTATCCGACGTTGTGCTCCATTACGTCCAGCGACGTCAAACACGCTACCCGAACTCAGCGCGTCTTCGACCTGCCCATCGTATTTCGCGTTGATATCGTCCCGCGCCGACTTGTGATCAGCCCAAGACCATGCCTGCTGCAGCACAGTGGTGGCGTTGCCCACCTTGTTTGCGACCCAGATGAACACGTCTGCCAGGCTGCGACCCCACTCGTGCAACTGCTGATTTTTCGACAACTCGGACACTTCCTTATTGGCGTCTTTCAGCCCGTCCGTCAGTGCCATCACAGCGATGGTCAGCGTCTCGTTGAAGGTCTCACCGATGACGGTTTTCAGGTCTTGGGTGTAGCGCTGCATCGACGTAATCTGCTTGCCGGCCGTATCCATTGCGGCTTCGTAGGTGCCAGCGATGTCCGCACCGCGCTCAATGACCGCATTCAGGCGCGCTTGCACGCGCTCGTTTTCGGTCAGCTCGGCGGTCGCCTTGCCAAGTTCTCCGGCCATGTCGCGGTAGGCGCTTTGCAGATTCACGTTGATGCCGATATTGCGCAGAATCAGCACATTGCCGCGCGAGATCCCGTTGACAAGGCGGTCGAACGCCTCGGAAGAATTGAGGTGGCCGATGACTGCGGCATCCTGCGCGATGCGCGCCAGGACCGTGGCGTTCTTCAGATCGACGTGCGCCTGGACCAACTTGGTGGCGGATTCACGCGATTCGATCATGGTGATGCCCTGGCGCGCGATGGCGTCCGTCGCGGCATCCATCTGTGTCTTGGTGTAGCCGGCGTTGCGGCCGACCACCTCGGTTACCACGCCAAGCGTCTCGTAGCGCGCAGCCATCAGCGCCGCATCCTTGATGTACTCCGTCACTTTCAGCGCACCGTAGCCGGCCGCCAGCAACTTGACCGCATCGGTCAGCACATTGGTTTGCTTCGCCGCAGCGGCTTTGGCGTCGGCTGCGGATTTGATCGCGTCCTCGTAGGCTTTGATCTTGGCGATCGACGCCTCCGCCTCTTTCGCAACGCCGAGCTGAGCGGCCTGATAGGCGACCAGCTGCGATCGGCTCATACCCAGAACGGCGACCTGGTCCTTGAGCTTGTCGATGAAGATCTGTGCGCCGATGCTCGCCTGAGTGGAAGCCGCACCCATCGCTACATTCGCAGCGGCTTGCGCCTTCGCCTCATCCGCCTGCGCGCGCATCAGCTTGACGGTGTCATTCATCTGCCCGTTATTGCTTGCCGCGCGCTGCGTAGTGCGCGCGGTGGCCTCGCCCAGGGCATCCATCCCTTTGGCGGCATCGGTGCCGTATCGCCACACCTGCGCGCTGGCTTTGCTCAAGTCGTCAGCAGACTTGGTGACCTTGTCGATTTTCGGCTCGGCAGCAGCAGCGGAGTTCGCCAAGCCATCGAGGGCCTTCGCGCCCGTTGCAACCTGGGACGAATCGATTTGGAGACCAAGACTGGCGATATCAGGCATCACTTTTCCTTCTTCTTGTATTGGTGCGACAGGTACAGGTCGTCGAGCTGGTCGATGACACTGTTTTCAAACGGGGTGAAGGAGATACCCTGGCGGGTACACCAGCAGAGAACCTCCTCGCTGGTGATGGGGTTTGGCCCCATGCCACCCTGCCGCTTCCGGCTGAGCTTCAGGAACCATTCCCATATGTAGGCCAGCTCGAACGGCAGGTCCGGCGCCGCCGGCGCCTCTTCCGCCTTATAGAGCGGGTGGCGCTTCGCGGCGTCGACGTGGTCGCCGACCGAGTTGCCGTCGGCGGCCTTACTTAGACGTTCGAACTGGTGGTCGGCGAAGGCGACGAGGCTGGCGACGAGACTTTCAAAAAATTCGCGTCAACCTCCAGCGCAGCGTTCACCTTGTCTTCCCAGGTCGGGTACTTGGCGAAAGCGGCCTTGACCAGCTTCTTGTCGAACGGTACCGGCGCGCCGGCGCTGGTGAAGCCGTACCAGTCCACCACCACCGACAGGGCCAAGCGGGTGGCGTTGCTGTCGATGACGTCCACCAGTTTGCTGGCGCCCTCGTCGGTCTTGGTGTCGATCGCAGTTTTGCGGATCGCGGAGCGCTTGTGACCCTCGGCGCGCACGGCGTGGCTCTCGGCCTGGTATTCGGGGCTGTTCTTGCCGACGATAATGAAGCCGGCCGTAGCGTTGCCGTCTTCATCGAACAGCAGGTCCACTTTGTGGGTCGCCGGCGAGGCATCGACGGCGGTCAGGTTGGCGATGTCGAAGCCGATGGCGGCGATGGTTTGAGCGGTGTTCAGGGACATGGTGTTGCCTTTCTTCGCGGGTAAAGAGGTGCCCGTGCCGGCCGCTGCGCCCGCGAAGGCGACAGCGACCGGTCGGTACTGGGGTGGCTTACGCCAAAGTGGAATGCCGGCGGCGCCGACGGTGGTTTACAGAGTACTGTCTTGGATCGACAGCGTGGTTTGCTCGTGCTGGGCGTCGGTGCCCTTGTAGCGCAGCACATCGAACTGGCAGGTGATGATCTTGTTCTTCTCGCCGTCATCCACCTTGGCGGATGTGATCTTGACACGGCCCATGGCCAGCGCCATGACGTCCGCCAGCGGTGCATTGCTCGCCGCCATTGCGTACGCCAGAGAGATCTCCTGATCGTTCTTGAAATAGTCGAGGTAGGTACTATCCTGCATCAGCACGGTGAATTGGCCGCTGCCGATCACCTTGCCGCGCGACGCCGCGGTGGCGAACTTCGAGCCGATAACCGGATCGATCTTCACCTGGCCATCCATCGAGATCGACATCCCGGTGCAGATCTGCGATGGGATACCGTTGACAGAGAGCAGCGCCGTGGCGCCCGAAAACTTGCCGCCTACCGGAGTGGCGGCCGCAGCGGCGAAGTACGCCGCAGCCAGGGTCGGGTCTTCCTTCTTGCCCATGAAGGTAAAGTCGCAGCTGGTCAGACCGTTCGGTTGAACCGCCATGTCCATCTTGCTGACCAGTTGATCGACGAAAGTGCGGAACACGGTCACATCGGGCTGCTGAATCTCGGCGGTGAACCAGTCCGTGGTGTGGCCGGTCAGCGGCGTATAGGTGCGCTTGCCGGGGGCGGCGAGAGCGACGTTGTCGCCGGCCGCTTTCACAACAACCGCGCTGCCGTCCAGGTATTGGCCAGTGATCTTCAACGCGGTTACGGCGGTGACGAAGAAGTTTCTGGCGTTGTTGGCTGCGGCCGGCGCCGTGAAGCCGGTTACGCGCACCACCGTGCCGGCGCGATGCCCGTCAGCTAGGAACGAGCCGGCGGTCCGGGTGAAGCCGTCGGCGACCGAGGCGATGGTGACAGCTGCGGCCGTGGTGCCGGCGGCGGTCCAGTCGCGGCGCATCAGCGCCGCCATCAGCACCGAATACGTCGCGCAGGATGCCTCGCCCTTGATGTCGCCGCTGACGCGGAAGTTGCCCAGGCGGGTATCGCCCTGCTGCTGGCTCGGGTCAATCTCGTTAGAGGAGTACTTGTCGGCGTCGGTATCGAACGACGCGGTGACGCGCGGATAGAGCTGGCCGGCGCCGACCAGCGCCTTGGTGCCTTCGGCGGTTTGCTTGCCGAGCACCAGCAGGGTATTGATGCCATTTGCGGTAGCGGACATGTGGAGCCTTTCGGAAAAGAAAAAGGCCATCACATGGATGGCCGGAATGAAAAAGCCGCCCTGCGGCGGCTTCAGTGGTTATTCGGTGAAAATGTCGGCGTGCCAGCGCACCCGGCAGGTTTGCCGCCAGCGCCCCTCCTCCGGCGCACCGGCGGCAATCTCAGGTGTCTTGTCGATCTGGACCTCGACGCCGCCGTCACTGAACACGGCGCCGCGCTTGAACAGGGCGCGGATTTGCTCGGCGCGCATTGCGCAGTCCAAGGTGCCGACCAGCAGCGGGTATTGCAGGTTGATCTGGAAGACGCCCGCCTCGCGGTGGAAGGCCTGGCCAATCACCGGGTTGCTCGGCTCCGCCACCAGCAGATAAGCCTCGCAATACGGCAGACCGTCTTGCGGCTCATAGCGCTCGCCGTTCTCATGCACGATGTCGATCGCTGGCGCGAGGCTGCCCAGCGCATCTTCCAGCGCGTTTCGGATATTCGGAATGCTCATAGTGAATAGGTCTTGAAGCCCTGTGCGAAGTCGGCGGCGCTCGTGCCGGCGCGGATCCCGTTGACCACGTTGTCTACGATCACCTGCCACTCGACCACGGTCAGCGCCACGATGCCCAGCGGCGCCTGCTTCGACCAGCCCTGCTCCAGGCGCACCGCGTAGGGCATGTTGTTTCGAAAATGAATCACGTCGCCAGCCTTCGCCGCGGCGATGATCGCCTTATGCGCTTCGATCGTGATGTTGCCGCTCGGGTCCACTACGGTACCCAGGGAGTTGTCCGGCGAGCCGATCGACACCATCCAGGCGCCACGGAACCGGCCGCCAACGTACCCCGCGCCAGACGTGCGGTATGTCGACGCCCCCTTGCTCATGAAGCCCAGTTGCCAGTTTGCCTTCGGCCCAGCCGCGCTGAACTTACCGAACACTTTTGGCTTGTTCGGATTTACCTTCCACGTCGTGGGATCGCCGACCGGCGAGCGGTACATCAGCTTGCCATCCACGGCAAGCGCGCAATATCGCACGGCCGTGTCGAGGTCGCCCTTGGTCTTGTCCACCCAGGCACGAATCTGTAGCGCGAATGACGTCATCAGATCCGCGCCACCAGCTGCCACAGCACGACCACGCCACCCGGCGCGACCTTGTCGATATTCTTTACCTTGTAGGTGACGCCGCCGGCAAGCACCAGGTCGTCTTCCTTCATCGTCGGCAGCGCCGTCCCAGCATCGTCCAGCGCGGACATCAGGATCTTGCGGTCGCCGGACTTGATCAGCGTGCCGTTGATCGTGCCGACGCCCAGGTCGTGCGCAGTGACGCCGGTTTCGATTCCCCATGCCTGCTTAATGATCGGTACGCCCGGGATCTGAGCGCCGCCGACGTAGGTGCCCGGCTGCTTAAAAGTTAGCGTCAGCAGCTGGCCGGACCGGCGCAAGGCCTTGTCGGTGCTCTTTGCTTTGGCGGCGTAGTTGCTCATGACTTCGTTTCCAGGTAATCATGCGGCGGCGTCTTCTGGAAGCGCATTGCCCTGATGGTGGTCTTGCCATCGATCAGCGCGCGCAGCACGCGGTGCCAGCCATCCATGATGAAGCCCTTCTCGCAAAGTATGATCGGGTAGCTGGTGTCGACATCCAGCGCGCGGCGCATGTGAAACGCCATCCCGAACGCTGAACCTTCAGCTGGCCAGACCTCGGCGCCGAGGTAAATTGCGGCCAGCGGCAGATCAAACGGGACCAGATCCTTGGCATGCGAGATCAGGTTGGTCACAGTCCACACCTTGCCGTCGGCCGAGTAAGTGTTTTCGTGCACGGCGCATCCGCCGATCTGCACCACGGGGTAGCCGCTCATCCACGCACCAATCGTCCGGAAGTGCCCGAGCCGCACAGGTACGGCGCCAGCATGCCGTCGACGGCCGTGTAGCGAGGCCGCTCGGGTGAGCCGTCTTCATAGATCGTGGTGAGCGGGCCGACGGTGTCCTGCTTTATGGCGCGCTCGAGATCCGGCATCAGTTCAGTTCCGCCGGCGGCACGCACGGCCAGATCGATACACGCATTCACCACATCGGTCGGCACAACGGTGCTCAGCACCGGGAAGCCGTCAACAACCACATTCCAACGCGGCCAGTCCAGCGCCTGCGTCTGGTAGACGCGGCGGCCCGCCCAACGGCTCCGGAACGTCGCCAGCATGAACTGGGTCGCGTTGCGCAGGGCGATTTCCTTTTCGCCAGCGGCGCGCGGCGCCCAGTCGGTTACGCCCAAAGCCCCGCAGCGCGCGTCTGCGGCGGCCACGCTAGCGTAGCTCTCTGCGTTAGGCAGGCCAGTGCCGGTTTCGGTGATCAACGTAGTCCTCCGTTGTTTGTTTTTTAATTATCAAAATTATACTGTGCTTTTCAGTCGTTCTTAAGTACACTCAACAAAGATGCTTTTTTTGCATCCTCCTGATATTTAATAAGTGGCCATCCTGGCCTTCCAAACGGGGAAAATATGAATAACTTTTTACGAATTTTTGCTTTGTTAGCGGTAGGACTTACGCTCAGCCTCCCAGCTCGGGCTGCTTCGTCTCTCGATAAGCCAATAGACCCGAGCGTTATCATCCTTGCGGGCGGTTTCCAGTGGGTCTGGGCTGGTCCGTGCGCAACACTAGAACCAAGCTGCGGCACCTCGGTTTTGCGCGACGACTTCAAAATTCCTACAGCCGCTCAGTGGCTATCAAGCTTTGCCGACACTTCGGCGCTCGTAGCGGCGTTCGCCCCTTCGAACCAAATGATCTGCGGATCGCCTTGGTTTAATTCAAAGTGGGACCATTGCGACTTGCTCAATTTGAAAGACGGCATTGTTTGGGGCGCGCCATCGACCATCAGCACTGATCCTACGGCTTATTATGGCGAGTCGTTTCTAGTCCGCGCCGTCCCTGAACCAGAAACCTATGCCATGCTGCTCGGCGGCCTAGGCTTACTCGGCGCCATCGCTCGGCGCCGCAAGCAGTCCTAAACGCTCTACTTGAATAGCCCTTCGGGGCTATTTTTTCGTCTCAAGCAACACTAGGCCTGCAGAGGTTTTGATAGTCAGCATGATCAAGCCAATCCGAATTTGGCGCGATTGTCGTAGGCATACTGCGCGACAGCTTCGTGACCAGGCTCATTCATGTGGATGACATCAACCGTGGTGCCGTCTACTTTTTTGGTGAGGAATTCAGGGCGCATGGCGTTGGTAGTGATGTCTGCCGCGACAATGGCGCGCGCGTCGAGCACGGCGACACCAGAAGCGGACAGTTTGTCGCAGTAAGCCTGAACCAGATTAAAACAGGCCAGGTCCTGACCTTGTCCAGCCCACGGGCGCACGATGATAATCTTCACGTTCCGTGCGGCCGCCATGGCAATCAGTTGAGACGTCCGCGCCAGCGCTGGCGGAACCGAAGCAACACCGTCTGGCGCCTCATTCACGGACCACGGCATCACCAGCAGGTGCGTGATACCGCCGGTCAGCAGGCAGTTATAGGCGCGATTGTGGAAGAGCAGCGACTTGTTACCGTATTGGCAAAGAGCCGTGTACGAGGCAATGCCGCCACCGTCGATGATCTTCTGCACCAGGCGGCGCGCCCAGCCATTGATAGTCCCGCCCCATTGAGGCACTGCCGTGGTCTGAACCCAGCCCTGCATGATCGAGTCGCCAGCACCAGCGATGGACTGGCAGAGCTTCCCACGCAGCTGGAACAGCATGTCATACGATGGGATGCTACTTTGCACCGGCGGCGTGCTCGGAGTGCTGCCGGTGTAGTCAGCAGCCCAGTAGCCCGACATATAGTCAGGGTCGATTTGCGTCCAAGGATTGGCATTGCCGTTGTTGGATTGCGCAACGCCGATAACTGCGGGAGGATTGGTGCCCCAGATGCGAGTCATGATCAGCGGGCGCCGGAGTGGGAAGTCCGTACGCGGCAGCGATTTGCAGGGGATCCAATCGGTCTGGAGCATGCCCTCGATCAGCGTAAAGTCCGCGTTTTGGCCGGAGGTGCCGGTAACAACGCCAGTGGGCGCGCCGCCACCGGTATTGCGGAAGTCGGTCAGATTGGTGCTGCCGAACGTGCCGACAATCGGCGCAATGACCGCGCCCGTCGCGTCGACAGGGTGGAAGCCGTCGTTATATGCGGCCGACGGCGATACACCTACTTTGAAAGCATTCTCCGGCACCGACGCCGCGCCAGTCAGGACAATTTTGACGGCGTCGTAGTGCTCTGGCGCTTGCCGAAGCTCATGCATGCACGCGTTGACGGTCGCGTTGCTGACCACGCCGTAGATGCGCTGACGGGCGATGGTGCTCAACGGTGGCGGTGTTGAGGCCGGCGTCGCAGCAGCGGCACTCGTCGGTACGTTCAGCACCGCATCCTGCATGGTGGCGTCGATAGAGACGGCAGAGCATGTCAACATTATTTTCTGCGAGTTCGCGTATGGTCCGATGGGCGCCAGCGCGCCGGTACCAACTACCCACGTCTTCGCCGAATTAGTGCCGCCCAGCACCGGGTCCAGCAGGTAGGCCATGCCTACCGCGCCAGCCGCGCCATTCAGGATCAGCGCCTTACCCTCAGGCAGCGTGATGGTCTTGGCGGACTCGCCTACTTTGATCGTGGTGGTCTGGGACATTGGCTATCTCGGCGGTGGAATTGAAAAAGCCCGCACGCGGCGGGCTGGAGGTGGAGCGAGGCGGGATTACGCGGTGGTCAGCAGCGCGATCAGGTCGGCCTTGGTGGCCGTGGACAGGTAGTCCTTGCCCTGGTCCTTCAGCGCGCCTTGCAGCTGCTCTTTAGTCATCGAGCCGTAGTCGGTGGCGCCGGCGCCAGCAGCTTGTGCGGCGGCCATATCGGCAAGGCGCTGAGCTTCGGCGGCATTCGCCTGTTCGCGCTCCAGCAGCTGTTGCTCGCGGCCATCCAGCGACAGCGCGCGTTGGTTGAGCTGCAGTTCGCGGTCATCGAGTTCGTCGGAGCGGGTCAGCAGTTGGTCGCGCGCGGCCAGAACCTCGCGCGCCGACGGCAGCAGGCCGCCGGACTGAACCGCACCACGCAGCGCGTCATGCGACTCCTGATCGAACGGGTCGTGCTTCTCGGCGTCGAAGTCGGCGGCGTTGATAATGACGAAATCACCCTGGCTCGGATGGCTCGATTTGATTTTGATGGTAGTCATGTTGTTCTCGCAGGTTGCCCGGCGCCGTGCTGGCCGCCGGTGGTGATCGATTAGCCCAGCAGGATGCCGATATGCTCATCCTTGGCCGAACCCACGCCCCAAACCAGCGCGATTTCCAGCTGCACTTGGCGGTATTGCATGTACATGCTGATCTCGAACGACAGGCCCGAGATCGGGTCCGTCACGATGGTGCGGTCGACCGCCGAGTCACCCTGCGCAGGCAGCGCTGGCACGCGGGTCGCCAGCACAATGGCCGAACGCGCGAAGAACATGTTGCGGAAGCCCTGAGCCACCACCGTGATGGCGGTGGCTGCCGCCGGGATTGCCTGCTGCAGGCCAGGTGCAGCCAGCGTGATCGTGCCGCCGTCGGCCGAACTCGCATCGCCGCTCGACACCACATACTTGTTGGCATCACCGGCGAACTGAATTACGTCACCAGCCAGTTGGGAGCCAGTGCCGGCGGCGGCCAAGGTGATGACCGTGGCGCCGATTGCGTAGCCAGTCGCGTTGGTCGTCGCGCCTGCAGCGGTACCGGCGGCCGGCCGCTTGATCTGGCCCGACTGGCGCAGCGCGAAGTTTTGCAGGCGGTCGGTGATGCCGTTGCGCAGCATGTCTTCACGGCCGGCCTCGTTCACCTTGAACAGACCCGACTGCTTACCGCGCATGTTTTGCATGGCGGCCGAGCCCAGCACCAGCTGGAAGTCCAGACCTTGAGCGCCATTGTCTTCCAAGATGCGCAGCGCGCCGGCGGTATCACTCAGGTCAGCAGCAGTGCCGAACGGTGCCGTGCCCGGGGTGCCGTAGGCACGCGAGGCCTTCACATGCAGCGCAGCCAGGTCGCTCTCGACCTCGTTGCACAGCGTGCGCATGCCTTGGGCGATTTGATCGCGCAGGATGATGTTGTAGCTGGCGCCGTTATTATCCAGGGCCAGCTTTTCTTCGCCGTTCCAGCGGATTGGCACGCGGCGGGCTTTGGTCAGCGTCACCGATTTGTTGCCCATGTTCTGGTCACCATCATTTGGCGGCGTTACGGCCGGCGTGATGTCGGTCGCGGTGGCGGCTGGCGCGACTGGCGACGTGACGGTCTGACCGACAGCGGCGCGGGCGAACGTCATATCCGCCGTAACAGCCGGGATCATGCCGACCTGCTCGCGGGACACTACGTCCATCGCGTTGTAGATCGAGGTGATCAGGCCGGTCAGGTTGTTGGCGCCCAGGATCAGGCCGGTGCGCGCCGAGTAGTTCCACAGGTAGCGGTAGCCCAGTTCTGCGACGACGCGCGCGTAGAATTCAGCTTTCGCTGGCACGGCCGCCGCAGCATCGTATGCCTTATGGCTGAACGTGGTGACCGCTTGGGCGGCCGAGGAGAAGGCCAGAGCGCACAGCGCCATGACCGACAGTATGGTTTTCTTCATGGTGTAGCCTTTTGGAAGTTGGTGATTTGGAATTTGCGAAGCAGACAGGCCATCCAGCCCAAAGCACCAACCCCCATCCAGGCGTTGGCGATGTGTTGCAGGTACAACGGATACAAAAAGGACCTGCTCTGTGGCAGGCCCTCGGTGAAGCGGATTAGTGAATTAGTCGACCAGCACAGCGCCGCCGGCCAACAGCCCTGGGCGCGCGGATGGGTCTGCGGCTTCGTACTGAGCGCGCGTTACTTGCTTCGCCGCACCGGCACCGCCCTTTCCGCCTTGGGCGCCGCCGCCGGATGCCCCACTTGCTTTCAGGATCTGGTCTTTGAATGGGCAAGCTTGCACCAGGTGCGTCAGGCCCTCGTCGAAATCGGCGATCTCGCCGGGGCGGGTCGGCGAAAAGATCTTGTTGCCAGCGGCATCGTACGGGACCATCTTGCCGTCTTCGACCTTGAAGTTGGCACCGAAATATGCCTTTGCCATCTCGGGATGGATTTGCAGACGTGCTGGATGCTTGTCATCGGTGAACAGCTTCGAGCTGGAGAAACCGCCGCCGATCATATGGGTGTTCAGTTCGTTGGTGCGCTTTTCCAGCTGAGCGCTCAGCTCTTGAATCTGGGTCGCGTTTGCCTTGGCCTGGGCAGCGACCTGCTCTTGAGCAGTCTTGGCTGCTGCGTCCTGGATTTCCTTGACCTGGGCCGCAGTCTTCAGGTCCCCGACACTGAGGCTCTTCACGGTATTCAGGGCGGCCAGCGCGGCCACGCCGTCTTCGATGCCGTCGAAGGTCTTCAGCTTCAGCTCAGCGGCTTCCTTGGCCTCGCGGTGAGTTTTGGCCTCCCCGTTCAGGCGCGTGATCGTGCCCAACGTATTGTCCGCGTCGAAAGGCGCTTCGGTGCCGTTCGGGTGGATAAAGATGGTCAGTTTCGCATTGGCGTCCATAGCGATGGTGCCGTCGGCGTTGAATTTGAATGGCATGGTCTGACTTTCCGGGCATCCGCCCTATCGATGGCCTTCCGGCCGTGCACCGCGTCGCGTCCGCTTGCGGCATAAAAAAAACCGCCTCGAGGGCAGTCTGGTAAATATGTGGGCGTAAAAAAAACCGCGCAGCGGGCTAAATTAATAATCTGTTGGGAGCGCGACCGTGATGTTCCACAAGTCTTCCGAATCACCCCGAGCCGATGCTGCTACTACGGCATCGAGGCTGCGCCCGTCGATTGTGATCGGCACTGTGAAAGGGGTGTCGTCAGCCAAACACCGCATTGCGGCGACGGTTGCTCCGGTAACCTTATTGACTTCGAACAAAAATCCCGCACTAGTAAGTAAAGCTCGTCCATCGTAGGGTTTCAATAACGGACTAGGCCAGTCGACGGTGAGCGCAAAGCTCATCATCCCACTACCACTCGTTCGCCCTTAGGCGCGCCATCAGTAAGGATGAAGTGCGCTGCCTGCTCACCGTGCGCCACCAGGTTGATCTTCCGGATCGGCGCACCACCGGGAAGCTTGACGCCGGCGCCGCCCATGCCAGCAGCCTGAAGCTGCGCGAGCGCGGCGGCCAGGCCGTCGACCGTGAGGTCTGTCGGCAGCGGCGCGGTCAGAAGGGATTTGGCATCGAATGTCATGCGCCAAATTCTACATCAGTTCGCGTACTCCGCCTTGAGCTGCGATAGCTTCAGCGGCCGGCCGGACACGTCGACCATCTCACGCGGCGTCAGCTTGCCGGCGCGGAACAGCTCCGCCCTGCCCTTGCCCAGCGTCTCATCCTGGTATTCCGGCCCCATCATCTTGAGGAAGTCGGCAAAGCTGGTCTTGGCGCTGACCGGGCCGGCACCCGAAGCGCGCTGGCCAGGCTCTGGCTCGTCCATGTCGATGCCCATCTCGCGCAGGGTCTTCATGAGCGCGATCTCGGCGCTGCGGCAGTTCCAGTGGCGCGGCACGCCGCCGTTCCAAGGCAGGTCATTGCCGTTGATCGGCTCGTATTCCCAGTTCCAGCAGGCGCCGCTGTACGCGATGCACGTCAAACTGGTGTGACTGTCGAGCGTGCTGACCTGCATGAAGCCGTTGGTCACGTCCTTGTTCAGTTCCAGCGTGGCGCGGCGCGCGGCGGCCGAGACTGTCGCCATGCTCGTCTGCACGATCGCCGCGGCGTTTTTCTTCGCCAGCGGCATGACGCCTGGGGCGCCCGGCCGAATCTCCGGTGCCGGCGCCTTCGCGGTCGGTGCGGCCACGGCCGGCACAACCTTGGCCTCTTCGCCGACGATGCGCTTGATGATCTGTGCGTTAGTCTCGCCCTGGGCGGCCCCGATGCGGATCTGCGTCGCCACCTTGAACTGCGTATCCTGCTGCTGCCGTAGCCACCAGCTCTTCGCCGGCGAGCCTTGGATCAGCACGTCGCTGGCCAGCTTATTCAGGTACGTCTCGGACGGCAGGCTCAGGCCCAGACGGATCTCGGCGCTGATCTGGCCGGGAGCCGCGCGCTCGATCACGGTCGCCAGCGCCTTGCGCACGCCCAGCGATTCGACCTCCGCCACGCCGAACAGGTCCATTTGCACCAGCGCCTTGCCGTAGTAGCTGGCGATCAGGTCGTTCGACTCGCGAAGGAGTGCGGCCTTCGCCTGCTTCCCCATCACCGCCAGTTCGCCGGCGTTGGCCAGCACGCTGACCAGGTCCTTCTGCATCAGCACCAGCAGGGCCAGCACCTTCGCCTTGATCTCTGCTTCGGCGCGAAGCATCTTGATTCCGTTGCCGAGCAAAACCTCAAGCAGCCATTGTTCGAGTGCGCTCATTATTCAGCAGCAGGCGCTGGCGTCGGCGCAGGTGCCGGCGGCTGAGCGCCAGGCATCGGCACATCGAACGTCGGGACTTCCAGTTCCAGTTTCGCTTGCACGTCCTTCCACACCTTGTCCGGATTGATGATGCCGTAGCGCTGCATCTCTTCGAAGGCGGACTCCTTGTCGAGCAGGCCGTTGCTCACCAACTGGATCAGCGCCAGCACGAATGGCCCGGCCGTGGCCAGGATCGCGTCGGACGAGAAGTCGTCGTAGATATCGACCGCGCCGTTGTACTCGAGGTTCATCCAGCGGTGCATCATATCGAGCGCGTTGTCGAGCGTATCCTCTTCCGACTGCACCATGCGCGACAGCTGGCACTTTGCCTCGCCGTCCTCGATGTTGTTTTGCGTGGCGGTGCTGGCCACCTGCGTTTCGACCAGCAGCTCTGCGCCCATGGCGCGCATCTGGTTTTCCAGATCCTGCAGCGATTCGCGTCCAGCAGATATCGCGGCGCCGGTGTGCTCGACATACTTCGCCTCGGCGCCCATGGGCAGCCGCAGGAACGACTTGGCGCCGATCTCGACCTTGTCGTCGTCTTGCAGGCCGCTGATCGACAGCAGCGGCACGCGCGCGGTGTGCAAGATGCTGTCCTGGTCACTGGACGACTGCCAGTGCTTGATGTTCAAGTCAGCCAGATCCAGCAGCGGCGGCACGGCGGTCATAAAGCCGGTGCGCTTCGCGTAGAACGTGACCAGCGGGATGAAGTCGATCGACGTGCCGCCTTCCTCGAACAGCGCCCATTCGCCTTTCCGTTGCTTGTCCTCGCGGTAGGTCGCCCATGCGCCAGGGATCAACACGCGCACCTGCGGCACCGATTTGACGCCGAATGGACCGTCATCCTCCTCGATGCACTCCATCATGCGCAGCATGGTCAGCCGCTCGACGCCGTCCGCGCCCTTCTGGCTCCGCCAGCCCAGCACCTGGCCGGGCTTGACGTGGATCATGTAAGGGCGCAGGCCGGCAGCCTTCTCGTCGGCCTTGGTGATGTACTTCTGGCGGCCTTCCTTGTCCACCGTCGACGGCATATCCACCAGGATGTGGGTCAGCCCCTTTGCCATGCCCTCGGTGAACACGCTGTGCGCGAACACCGTCAGGTTGTTGCCGCTCAGGTCGATATTCTCCAGCCACTCCTCGGCGGCCGGATCGATGTCCGTGGAGGTGATCGCCTCGGCGAACGGCTTGGCGGCCATGTTCTCCAGCGTGCGGCCCAGGCCGTTGAACAGGGTCGACGTCGCCAGACGGTAGTCGTAGCTCTCCTGGTCTTCCGCCGGAAACTTCGGCAGGTACTTGACGCCGGCCGCGCGCATCGCCTTGGTGCCGCCGACCAGCGCATCGATCTTCGCCCAGTCTTCCTGCATTGCCGCGACCGCAGCTGAAATATCGTTGACCTTGGCCATGGCTTCCTTGCTTTAAATTCTGAGCGGCGCGGACGATGCCGACCGTTTCGTGACCGGCCAGCGCTTCGTGATGAAGTAGCCGCCAGCGTCGTTACCGTGGTCGAATCCACCCTTTTTATCGGGTTCGCCCTTGTCGTTGTAGATCTGGCGCTCGAGGCCAATCGTGTATTTCGGGCACTTCGTGGTGTTCACCAGCATTCGGCGCTGGTCGTAGGTGTTGCACAGCATCGCGTTCACGCTGTTGATGCGGTCCTTGACTGCCGGATTGGTGGTATCGACCACCACCGAGAACTTCGCGGCGCGCAGCAGCGTGAGGTCCGACTCGCTGGCGCCGCTGGACTTTCGGTTCTGGCCGGAGGCATCCGGGTACACCGCAATGGCGTGCTGCTGGCCGGCCTGCTCGTACCGCTCCTTGATCTTCTTGATCATTGCCGGCGTGTCAAACACCTCCATGAATTCGTCCACCGCGCGCGGCATGTCGTCGCGGATCACGAAGACCACAGCTGCCATGTGCGCGACGTTAAAGTCCATGCCGATGTGCAGCGCGTCGCCAGGCTTGACCGTGTCGTCGGTGTGGCTCTTGCGCCGGTCGAAGCAGTAATAGACGACGCCCTGGTAGTTCTCGAAGCTGGCCAGGTATTCCTGCCGGAACGTGCGCGGATCCATCTTGCGCCGCGCCGCCTCGATCTCTTCCGCCGGCACGTTTCCGCCGTCCACTGAGGTGTAGAGCCAGCTCTTGTGGTCCGGTTCACGGCCCTGGCCGTCTAGATAACTGTCGTAGCAGTGGTTGAAGCCCTTCGGCGTGCCGATCCGCAGCGCGTGACCGCCGACGCGCTGCTCGCCGTCGATCTCATACTTGCAGGTCGACAGCATCGGGCGCAGTACTTCTTCCCAGGCCTCGTATGGGCAATCCGCCCACTCGTCCACCAACACGAAGAACAGGCCCGAGCCGCGCAGGTTGTCGTACGAATCCAGACCAACGATGCGGACCACGTGGCCGGCCTTCGTCGTGATCGAACATTCCGTCTCGTTCGGCTTGCTTGCTCGCCAGCTGGCCGGGATCGCCTGCTTCAGCCGGCGCCAGAATACGCGCTTCGCCTGCTTGAACGTCGGCGCGCCGTACCAGATCTCGTCCTCGACGCTGACATTCCACTTGGCCGCCAGACGCACCGCGCGGCGAATCTCAGCTTTGCCCAGGAACGTCTTACCGAAGCGACGGCCGCAAACGGCGTCGCGGAAGCGGGCCTTTTTCTGATATCCCCAGCAGTAGATGTTCGCCTGCTTCGGCGTCAGCTTCACCGGCGGGTCAGAGTACGGGCTGGTCTGGGACATCTTCGTCAGGCTTCAGCACATACTCGGGCGCAGCAGGAATGCCGCCCTCTTGGGTACCGACGGGCGCTTTCGGTGCGTCCAGTCGGCGGTTCACGTAGACATCGCCCACTTCCTTGGCGGCCTGCTCAATGATCTGCATGGCCAGCGGCAGGTTGCCCTTCGATTCAGCCTTGTCGGCCATGCGATCCATCATGCGCAGCCGGTAGGCGCGGTTGGCGATGCCGATCTCGGCGGTCTCCTCGCGAAAGCGCTTGCGGGTGTCCTCGAACAGCGTGCGCCACTTGATGTTCAGCGTTCGGCCGGCGTACTTCGTCGGGTCGTAGGTTTCCACCTGCTGGCGCGTCACGTCGAGCTTGAAGGTTTCCTTGACCTGCGCAACCACCTGCGTCGGCTTGTCGAAGCACGCCAGGGCCTGCACGATGAAGGCTTTTACGTCATCCTTGAGTGCCGCCATGGGGATTGCCTTCCGTCAAGGGGCCGTCAATGTCAAGCCGCCTTCAGCAGACAGGTACCGCACGCCCTCGCTATATTGATCTTTGCCACCTCTGGGGCAGCGTTTGCAGCAGCAACCAGTTGGGCCAGCGTGCCGTCTGGATGGCCCACACCGTAGCGGCGGACGACGCCGACAAACTCTTCCACGTCGTGGCCGAGAATGAACAGCTTCGGCAAGCCGTCCTTGGTGAAGGCCGGGCTGCCGAACGCATCTTGCTCCTGGCCGATGTGGTAAAGCTCATGCTCCACCAGCGCGCAGAACTCGGCGTCGGTGCAGGTCAGGCAGTAGCTGGCGTCTAGGGTGATCAGGTAATCCGGCACGGCGCCGAACCAGTCGGACATCTGCTGTTGCTGGCGGCCTTTCTGCCACGGCCCACAGCGAAACAGCATCTCTTCACACTGGCCGATAACGGTGCGGCCTTGCTTGTTGAAGCCGCCAGGCGCCCACAGGAACTGCACGTCGGCATATTCCAGGTGGGCGTGGTCAGGGTTGTGCAGTTGACCGCCCTCGGTGAGGATCGTGGACCGGGCCCAGGTGAGTACCTCGGGTGCAGGTGCGTATCGCGCCGACAGCAAGTCGGTGAAGCTCTGCGGCGGCAGTGGGCGGGAATGCCCGGGCGCGGCTGGCTTCTTCGCCATTACAGCGGGTCGACCGCGAGCATCACCGGCGGCATCGTCACGCCCAGCACGGTCAGCGCGATCGATCCGCCGGCGGCAAGCATGACCAGCTCGTTCTCGGACGGCTTCCAGTAGCTGACCACGGCGGGCATGCCCTCCACCTCGATGCGGGTGATCGGCAGGGCGTCGCACGGCAACTGCGCCTGGTCCCAATCCTTGGGTGCGCCCAGCACTGCATTGTTCGTGTGGTGCTGGTGCTTGTTCATAGCGTTCTTTCTGGTTGTCGCTGCCCGCTCCAGGCTGGAACCGCCGGCGCGATGATCTGCACACGGCGGCCGGACCCACCCGGTCATGCTTCGTCAGCGACTGCGCCCGCTTTTCAAGCCCGCCCGCTGGAGCGCGATGGACGGCGACGTTTAACACCGAGTCAATATCGGTTCATGCCCGTCGCACACTTAATACTGCACGCTGACAAGCACTATTTTTTGCGCTAACATTTAATTGCAAATTTACATTTATTTCGGGAGAGCGAAATGCTGAATCTCGCGGAAATCGAGCGCAAAATGCTGCAGGCAAACGATGCGCTAACGACCGATCCCCAGGGTGCAGAAACACTGCGCGGCCTGACTGTAGATGAATCGCAGTTTGTCCTAGCCGTGGAGAGAACGGCGGACCAAAATGTCGGCGCGGCAGAATCGATGGCTTACCGACAGTTGCGAAACCTACATGCGGCGTCGCGCCAAATGAACGCAATCCAGCTTCGCGCTCGACGACCCAAACTCACCGACAAATAACTTCTGTTGACGTATTCTCGCTTTGCGACACTGTCTTGATCGGCCACAACCATGGTTGCTCAGCCGTAGTGTGCTGCACACGCCTACCACCGGGCTTAAAATTCGCGATACGGCAACGGCAAGCGAGGCGGAAATGCTTAACCTAAACGACGGGCAACGCAGCGAACTTCTTCTGCGTGGAGCGCTAACGGTCGACGAAGACGGCGATGAGGTCCTGCTAGGCCTTACTCTCGCCGAGTCGCACTTTTTTCTAACGTTTGAGGAGCACCCGGTAGAGACTCACGCCACAGGCGAAACAGTTCTGTACTATCAACTGAAGCACAAACACTTAGCAGCACGCAGCGCGGCGCTTCTCGGACCAGCTGAAAGAGCGCAAGCTCCAGGCTGACTGGCCCAGACGTCTTCTCCGCCCACCTCTTGTTGTCTATTCATGAGTGACGACCCGGCTTTATCCTACCAGGTGGCGAGAAGCGCGCTTACGGGTAGGCGAATTCGGTGCAAATAAAATCCTTCCATGTTACGGAGGGATTTACCTATGGTTGAAGCTCGACAAGTCCGAGTGCTTATCGTCGACGATAACAGAGACGCAGCAGACCTTTTGTCGGATTTTTTCTTACTGCACGGCTACATGACTGAAATCGAGTATGACGGCTTCGCGGGTCTGTCGGCTGTGCTCGCCTTCGCACCGAACATTGTTTTTCTTGACTTAGGCATGCCTGAACTTGATGGGTTCGAGACGGCACGGCAGATCCGTAGGCTAACGAGCATTCAACAGCCAAGATTGGTAGCATTTAGCGCTTGGGGCGATGAATACACTAGGGCGAAGACCAAAGAAGCCGGCTTTGATGCGCATGTGGTCAAACCTTCAGACCTCAATATTTTGCTCGCCGAAATCGAGCGCCGATAGCAGAGGAGCCCAGAGCTATTCTCCAATATCTGCTCGATCCGGCTGACGGCTCTCCGACAGCAGATACCAGCCCAGGATGCGGCGGATCTCGTCAGGGTTTGGCGGCGGGTCTAGCGGCGTGCGTGCGGCGTTCGAACCACTCGCGGACGTCTTCCTTGGAGGGCTTTGTCGTCTGCGTCATGGCCGCCTCACTTCGGATGCGGAAAAAGAAAAACCGCCACGAGGGCGGTTCGGTTTGGTGCTCCAACGCTATCTGCGAAGTGAGCGGTACACGCGAGCGAAAGCATCAAATGGGCTGGGTGCTATCCTCGAATCACTGCTAGCGGTGAGGCTCGAAGCCTGCATTACGACACGCAGTGAGTGTGTAAAGTTGACGTTAACATTCTTTTTTCGGAAGGTCAATAAAAACAAGAACCACTCAGAAGCTTATTGATCAAATATAATCCAAAATTGTTTAAGTGTTTTCATAAAGGCTAAGCATGACAATTCAAGTCGCAAACACCCTCCAGGTCAAAGTTGATGACTTCACTGTACTGGGAAGTGTGGTCCTGCATCATCGCCTAGACAGTATCGTCGAAGTCGCCCTTCCAATGGGCCCGATGTTAGTCCAATTCAAAGAAGACGAAAAAGGCACTCGATACGAGGGCGGAGCCGAGGGAGAAAAGTTCTTCCTTAACTTCTTCAACCATAACAATCCAAATGGCGAAGGAATTTTCACGCCAATACGGTTAGGGAGCGTCGACAACCTAAGTTACTACTTCACTTACTTTAGCCTAGCCTTCACTTCGACTGGTCGAAAGCTCGAGCTGGCGATCTACTCCAAGGATGGTTCAGCATGACAAAAACTGCATTCGAAGAGAGTATCCAATCAAACGCAAATCCTCCGTCGCAAGCCAACACCACTCGGAGATCCATAGCTGGCAAACCAATAGAAGCACCCGGAAGGATTGCGGAGACAATTGGCACTGGCGAGCACGCGCGCAACTCATTTGTTTGGGTAACAATCTGTTGGAGCTTCGCGTTAGGCGGCCTGACGACCCTGGCAATTTATCTGCGCCCAACGTATTGCCAAGCCGAGCTCCAAGGGAACCTGTTGGAGGATATTAAATCCGCATGGGCTATTTTCTTCCCGATCATCACTTTGGCGCTGGGATATGCCTTCGGAAAAGGAAAGTAGCGAATCACTTCAGTGTTGCAGCGGCGCGTGCATTGTGAGCCTGAAGCAGACCTTCAAGCTCGCTGACCATATCCAACACGCGCTCGCGCTCAAAGCCGGCACCCCCTACATCGGCTTTCCCGGTGCCCTTGCACGGAACGCAGATACGTCGATCCGCCGTGTTGCCGCTGCCCGAGCAGCCCTCGCATTTGCCGTCCAGCCAATGCGCCAGCGATCGCTCCGCAACGCGGCGGTACAGCGCCTGCGCGGCCTGTGCATCCCACGCGGTGCCCTCGCGAACCCATTTGCGCTCGCGGCCCTTCTCGATCACGCGTGCGGTCCAAATGCGCAGCAACTGCGCCAGGTTGGCGCTGCCCGATTCGAACAACTTGTGCTGCGTGCCGTCGGCGTACTTCACGCGCGAGAGCAGCGAGCCGATGCCTGCGCCGGCGGTGTCGGCCAGCGCCGCCGCGCACAGCGCATCCGTGGCGTGGTGATGCTCATCGTCGCGCAGGTCGGACGAGTTGACGGCGTGCAGGTATCGGTCGGCAAAGCCCATTTCGCTACTCCAAGAGGTGTGGCTGGACGTTAACACAGGTATTGCCGTTGCGCTAGACTGTCGATGTAGCAACTCGTTCAAACGCGCAGTTGCCGCAACGCTTTCTCGTAGCCGGCAGCCAGCACGCCGACTTCAAGCTTCGGCAGCGCGCAGACGTAGTAGCCGATCGCCAGCCGAATCGCCGCGTACTCGCCGGTGGTCAAGTCGAGCAGCGCAGTCGGACGCGCGCAGGCCTTGCGCAGATGGCCCCATGCCAGCACCGTCTTGTCGTAGAGCCGGCGGTTACCTTGCTGCGACCAGATCGCAGCGCTGGTCAGCAGGTGCTCCGTGAGTGTGTTGGCTAGCGTGCCCGTCGCGGCACCGCGCTTCGCCGCGTCCAGCGCGATCAGCACCAGCAGTGCGGTCTTGTCAGCCTCCTCTTGGCCGACCAGCTGCTTGCCGACCAGGAGATCCAGCGGGTTCAGCAAAAAGCGGTCGCGCCCGCTCATGCCGCGACACCTTCGCGCCGGCTGCGGTACGACTCCCAATCGCACACCACCAGCTGGCCGCCGCCCTCTCGCAACCGGTCGAAGGCCCGGGCGCCGAGGTATTCCTCGAGCGCCTTGATGGCGAGGTTGCTGATCACGATCGTCGGCCGGCCGGCTTCGTAACGCCCGTTGATGATCTCGAACAGCACGAGTTTCTCGGTGTCGGTGCCGTGCTGGACGCCGACCTCGTCGAGGATCAACAGATCCGGATCGACCAGGTCGGCGATGGCCTGCGCCTCGGTACGGCTGTTGCCCTTGGCGTAGGTTTCCTTGACCGACCGCACCGCCCGCATCACCGACGTGAACACCGGCTGTCCGCCGTTCTCCAGCACCACGTGCGCGATGCCGATCGCCAGGTGCGTCTTGCCGGTGCCGACGTCGCCGCAGAAGATCAGGCAGGCGCCGGCCTTGCGCACCGCGGCGAAGTTCAAGGCGTAGCGGGTAGCGACGCGCAGCGCCTTCTCGGCCTCATCGCAGGTCGGCACGTAGGTTTCGAGCCGGCGGTCAGCAAAGCGCCCAGGAATCGCCGCGCGGCCCAGCCGAGCATCCCAGGCCCGGGAGCGCAGTTCGGCCTGCCAGGATGCCTGTGCTGACGCAGCAGCGGCATTCTCGGCAGCGTGCTCGCATTCCACGCAGCCAGACCAGCCGCCAGCCAGCAACAGCGAGGTGTATTCGCCGTGCTGGACGCAGGTTTCGAGGATGGCGCTCATGTGGCGCGGGCGCCGATCAGAACTCGCCATTTTTGCCAACCCCGGCCCGGTAATCCTGCGTGGCGAAGCTCCCATGTCTCGTTCCTTTCTGCGGCGCACCGCTAGCTGCTGACGGCAACCGCGCGCCAGCTTTGTCTTGTTCTTTCATCAACCACGAATTGCAGAAGCCCAGGACGCCGCGCTTGGTCTTTCGCTTGCGCGGGTTGGCGATGCACCACTGCCGCATGGCTGCCAACTGCCGGTACACGTCGACGCCGGGATAGGCCTCCACCCAGCCGTCGATGTGCGTCTGCGTGATGCCAAACTCGCCTTGGCCAGCCAGCGGCATCAGCAGAACAGCCGGCTCAGCAGCAGGCGCTGGCGCAGCGCCGGGCGGCGGCGTTGGCACCGGGGGAGCGGTCAGCGTGCCGTCGGCAAGTGCCTCGCTCAGCGCAGCCATGTCGGCCAGATCGACCAGGCCGGATACCTGCTGCGCGGAGACGCTTTGCGGCTCGGTGCAAGAAGCTTTTTTCCCCTCCTCTGATCCTTGATCCTTAGATCCTTGATCCTTGATCCCACCACGACGATTCGCGAGGATTCGCGAGGACTCGCCGAATTCAGGTATTTTTGACTTGCTCGGCTTGTCAATCTTCTGATGAATCAACCAGTTACAGATTTGGACGTAAGTCGCCGCGCCAACTTCGTAGACCACAATGCATTGCTCTTCGATCAACTCAAAAATCCAACGATCGATTTGGCTCGGCGCGTCGTCATCATAGGGAAAAAGAAGGCTCGCGAGCATTCGCGAATTTCCGCGAAGCCTCCCCTCATCGTCCGCCAAGGTCCACATCAGGATGAAAAGCAGCCGGGCCTCGCGGCTTACCTTGCCCATACTTTCGGACTGCGGCAGTTCCGGCTTGATGCTGCGAATTCGAGCCATTACACGCCTCCCTTAGACCGTGGAAGTGAGACGTCAGCGCGCAGGAGGTGGGCCCACGTATCGCGCTGCAGCACCTTCTCCACCGTGCGGACATGCACACCGAAGCGGCGCGCCAGCGCCGCATTGCTCAGCTCGGTTGCGATGCGCTGCCGCTGAGCGTCGCGCTCCTTCTGTGCGGCACGGATCGCCAAGACATCGTCGTCCGTGAGTTTGGATTGCGGCAGCGCCTCGCCGCGCGGCGCCAGCTCGCGCGCGCGTTGCTGCCATTCGTCACGATTCATCCGCCCCCTCACGATGCATTCTCCTGGTCCAGCGCAGTGAACTCACGACGCGGCCACGGTGATGCCAGGAAGAACAGGTCAGCGTTCTTATTGCTGTGTACCCACAGGTGGCAAGGCCGGCACAGCAGCGCAAGATTGTTGATCGCAGCGCGCAGTTCGCGAACCGCGAAGGTAACGATGTGATGAATCGGGAAAGTTGGCGTTGTTTTACGATCGATGGTGCGCCAATTTAAGCCGCAGCATTCGCAACAGGCGTCCGCGCGGTACCAGACTGCTTTGACCACCCGCTTCCACTCCGCTGAGCGATAGAATTCTTGGCGCTCCGGCGTAATGCCGCCTTTCCACTTCGGGTTTCGATCGGCCGGAACGGTGTGCAACCAGTGCGCGCCGCCTCTCAACCAGGGCGTGCGTCCGCGAGACGCTGCGCCGATCTTCGCCTTCGACTCGGCTGAGTGCTTTGTCCCGGAGAAGCTGCGCGGGTCTTGACCACCCGTCGCAAACCATTGCGCTGGGTCAGTGCCACGCGCGCGGGTCTGGATGCCCGCCTGTTTTAGCCAGTAGTACACGGTCTTGGGGTCGCGCTCAAACATTTTGCCAAGTTCGCCGCAACCCAGCTTTTGCTCGACGTAGAGCGCAACCAGTTGCTCATTAGTTGGCCGTGGGATAGTAGATTTTGTAGCGCTCATATTCCGTCCAATTCAAAAATCGTTTTCTGCTGCGACGCGGCTTTCGCCGCCAACGCTGCCTCTTCCGCGCGGCGGGCCACCGCACCGATCTCATATCTCACCCGGGCCTCGGCGATCGCCAAATAGTCGGGATCCATTTCTATACCGATGAACTGCATACCCTCTCGCATGCATGCTTTTCCGGTGCTTCCGCTACCCATGAAGGGATCGAGCACCGTGCCGCCAATTACTGTGACCAAGCGCACGAGATAGGCCATGAGCTCCGTGGGTTTAACCGTCGGATGATGGTTGCCATTGCGCTTCGCCCAGTCGGCGTCTTCGCAGGCGCGCATGGTTGCATCAGTGGTCACCGCTGGCTCTGCACTGCTTGGCAAACCTTCATTGCGATCCTGGCGGCTGGCCTTGGCGCAGTAGAAAAAGCGTGACGCGCTGGCATCGGCGTGGCGTGCGAGAGCACCGGCGCCAGCTTGCGATGGGAACAGAGCTAAAACCTCTCCACTGCCGTCGTGTATCAAATTTGCCGGCCACCGCCCCTCTGGCGCGCCGCCACGCACACCGGGCTTCGCGGCGAAGTTTGTACTGCCGGCACTGGTGTAGCGCTGGTCCTGCGATGGCTCGCCAGCACGCTCGCGGCTCTCGCCCGTTGGCTCGACACGGCAGCCATCAATATTCAGCGCCCCAGTGCTGAACAGCAGAATATTGGCAACTACGGTTCCTGAAAGTGGTTTGCGTGCGACGCAGATCGGCTCGTGTGCCGGCTTCAATGCGGTGCCCCAGCCTTCCCACTCCTTGGCAGCCTCGGTGAATGGAACCCATGGCGCAGTCGTGCCGTTCATCGTCTCCTGGCCCGGGTAGTCGTAATTCTCCGGCCCACGCCCGGATGGGGTGTAGTCTTCACCCATCTGCATGCGACGAATGTCCTTCGGCCGGCCGGTGCCGGATTCAATGGCCTTGGCCACATTCATCGACTTCGGGAACCCGGAGCCGAAAACCCACATGATCTGGTCGCGGATCTCGAAGCCGGCGTCCTCGATGCCGCAGGCCATGCGATGAAACGTGCGCGGCGACGAAAATGAAAGCAGGTGACCGCCTGGCTTCAGCACCCGGAAGGCCTCGCGCGCCCATTCCTCACTAAATTCTTGGAACGCTCGCATCGCTGCTGGCGCCAAGTCGTACTTTCCGGCCTCGGCTGCGATCGACTTATGGCCGCCATTCGGCCCGGCATGTGGCGCATGGCTGGCGAAACTGCGGCGGCGGTCGGCACGTGCCTCGATGTCCGCACCATCCCAGGCCTTCCCCATGAACCGAATGCCGTATGGCGGGTCGGTAACGACCGAGTCGACGCTATTGTCGGGCAGGGTTTTCATGACTTCGATGCAGTCGCCAACGTGCAGCGTGTATGCCGCTGCGGCGATCTGCTCCTGTTCTTCAGGGCTAAATGCGCTCATGTCTTTTCCGTAAAAGTTGTCTTATTAAAATTCTTCAATCGCCCAGCCGCCGCCCTCGCGCTTCGGCCGCACCTTCACGGCCACGAAGCGGAACGGGTACATGTCGGCCGCGATCTTGATCTTTGCTTTGGCGTCGTCTTGCCAGTGGCCCTTCACCTCGTGCGCCTCCATCGCGCCACCGGCCAACATCACCGCAAAGTCGGGCGTGTAGAACGTGTTGTCCGCCAGCCGGAAATTCAGGCCCTCGAACTTGAACCACAGCACCTCGCCGGCTGCCTGGCGCTGCCCCAGCGTAGCGGCATAGGCCGCCTCCGTCTTGTTCATGGCGCCGGTCTTCAGGCGTCCGAGCGCCTGCACGTGTCGCTGCATCATTCGATCAATCCCTTCGTGCGTAAAAATTGGTGCGTGAGTACGATGCCGGCGCGGAATGCCGCCAGCACCTCGTCTTTGCTCAACCAGGCGGGGCGTGGCCGGCGGCCGTCCAGCACGTCGTGGCAGGCGCTGCAGCCAAACGCCGCAGCCGTGTCCGGAGCCTTCAGGCCCATGCCCTTCCCGTCCGCCAGTTCGTTGCTGTGGCAGAGGCAGGTCGTGGCCGGATCGCTGTTGCAAACCCCGGGCAGCAGGATCGTGCAGTCGCGACCGCGCGCGGCCTTCCGGATCGGCGTCATCTTCGGGCCGGCCGCCTTGATGCGACTACTGCGTGTCAGCCCCTTGTGCGTCTTCGTCACCTCACGCGCCTCGATGCGCTCGCCGCGCGCGAACGCGGTGCGCTTCATCGGCGCGGTGCCGGGCTTCATTGGTGAACGCTTCATAGCCGAAGCTCCACTATCGATAGCAAAAAGCAATCATCCGATGAGCGCGGATGGGTTAAGCTACTTGCAACTCTAAACCGAGGTCGACCATGTCCCACGTCGTTCAAGAAACGTATCGAGGTTGGGAAATCACCATTCGCTGCAGCTACATCGCGAGTAAGGTTAGCCACCCAAAGAGGTACACGGCCATCGCCGAGGCTGAACTGATGCATGGAGAAAATCCGGACGATTGGGTTGATCCAAGAATCCAAGAGCTGAACACAGGCAACCGCAGCTTTCCCGGCGGGGCGGAATGCATTGGCCTTCTGCTGTCGGAGGCCAAGCAACTGATTGACGCGCTGCGACGTTAGCCGAAGCAGAAGTGCAGGCCCAGGCTTTATGGGTGGGCGGCGCCTCATGCTAATATCATCCTTGCAATCATTTGGAGTGCGCCATGGCCTATGAAGTTTTTATAGAAGCGGGCGATTATTTGGCCTACTGCTCGGCACTCGAAGTTCGCCCCGAAAAGTGGCAGGCGTCCGTGCTTTTTGAGAGAAAGGTGGATTTTGAGAAGCCCCGAGTCCACGCTATGAGACACAATCTTCCGGATGATTTCTCGACCCGCGATTCTGCGATCGCAACCGCGACCGCCTACGCTGAGGAACGTGCGGCACACCATGAAACCGGCCTCACCTAAACCTGTGCGGCCCTTCACTGCTCGGACTCCGAAAACAAGCGTGGCTGAACCGCACCGTTCACGTAGACCGTGTCCATGATGGTAGTGCCGATAGGCTCGTCACCGCCCCATCCGTGGGGCCAGGTTTCCAAGTCGATCAGTTCGCGGATGCGCGCCTCCTCCTCAGCGTTGATCAGGTCGACCAGTGGCCGTCCGGCGGCCCGCGCTGCCGCGTTCACATCAGCCTGAATGCCAAGGATCGTCGCTAGGCCCATCAGGCGCGCTTCGAACGTCAAAGGGCCCATACGCTGCGGATTCGCCGCGGTCTTTCCGCTTTTCAAGATCTCCAGCCCCGCCTTGCGCAGGCGGTACTGTGGCAGTCGCAGTTCGCGCCAAAGAGGCTTAATGCGCTTCAGCGGCGCTAGGTAGGACCACTGCGGATTCAGCAGGATGTTGTCCAGCGCCATATCGGTGTCAACCAGCGGGCAGCCGGTGCAGCCGGTGCGCGCGTTGATCTCCTCCGCCTCGTCGCCGCCGTAGGCCTCCGCGATCGCGGCCGTGCTCCAATCGCCGAACTCGGCGCCAGGCGCCCAGTGGCGCAACCATTCCCACACATGGCAGACACGCCAGTGCAGCAGCGGCGCCAGCGTGGCCAGCCGGCCGCGAAGGCCCTTAGCCTCCGGCAGCACCTTCTGATACCAGCCCTGACCACACTCGGCGCCGTCCTTGCTGCAACTCATTTCGATGCGCTGGTCGCGGATTGCGCTCTCGCCTTGGCGCACGCCTGTAATCATCAGCACCTGGCCGTCGAGCTCCGCGAGGCGCTGCTCAAGCGCGTGCTGCATCGGATCGATCTTGATCTGACGCGTGCACCAGCGCAGCGTATTGTTGTTCGGCGGCGGCACGCCGCGCCCCAGGATGTAGACCATGAAGCGCTTGTCCAGGGGCGCGGTCACGACTTCAACCTGGATGCCGCGCTCGCGAAGTTCGTCGATGATCTGCTGGGCAGCGTGGGCCAGCGGCAGCAATTCCTGGCGGGTATCGGCGTAGAAGACCGTCAGGGTCTTAGGGTGTGGCACGCGGCCGGTGTCGAGCAGCCAGATGATCAGGGTGAGCGTGGCGCTACTGTCCTTCCCACCGGACCAAGCGATACCCCAGTGCTCATGCGACGCGCCGTAGGCCAGCAGCGACTGAATCGTCATCTCGATGGAATCGGTCATTTGCAGACGCGTGGCTCCGGCAGCGAAAATGTCGACTTGGTTCATGCTACGATTGCCTCCTCTACTCTCAGGAGGTGGCCATGTGGACTTGCAAACGCTGCACGATCAACCTGAAGTTCTCCGAGTGCGAACCGGCAATCGACCACTTCGGCATCTACTTTCTTTGCCCGCGATGCGGCTACCGTAACAAGCTGGCTAACGTGGCAAAGGCCGGCGGTCAAACCGAACTGGCGCAAATCGGCGACTAAATTCAACCCGCGCGTCATGGCTGCACTCCCAGCGCCACGCGTGCACGCACCGCAGTTAGGCCGACCGTCCGGCAGCCCAGGTCGGTAGCGTGGTAGTACTGCAGCTGCAGCAGCTGCCGGCCGGCGCGCGCGAACCCGGCGGCGACCAAGCGCGCCAGCGCTGCAGCATCGCGGCGGTTCACCAGGTATTCGTTGCGGAAGCCCCAGCGCACTTGCGCGTGGTGCGGCGTGGCACCGAGCATGTGCCGCAGGATGTCGAGGTCGCCCTCGTGCAGAGTGGCGACGCGGTCGGCCAGCTGGCAGCCGTGGCACTTCTTGTGCTGCACCAGCACCTTGGCCGGCGCAGCTTTACCGCAGGCGCAGCGCTTCGACTGAAGCACCGGGCCCGGCTTTTCGTTGGCGATGGCGCGGTGCTGGCGCTCGGCCCGGGAGAGGTCGTAAATCATGATATTATTTTCCTTTTTGACAATTTTCTATGCGACTCGAAAAGTACGTCGTAATCACAGTCATGGGCGTTGCGATGCTGTTTGCGACACATCAATACGTCACATTTCTCGTGACTGCGCACGATTGGAAAGGCATTGACGCCGGTGATTGGCCGACTTGGATTGGCGCCATTGGCACGGTGCTGACTTTGGTTGGCACCATTGTTTTGGCCACGTCCGAAAGTAGACGTAGGAAGCGAGATGCGGTCGCTACTGCACGGTTGGCCGCTGCCGGCATGCACTTTCAACAGCTTCACAACGTCGGGAGTATTAACCTCGCGATCGGTACCATAGATCAAGCATTGAATTCCCAGATGAGAATTTCTGTTGGCATCGAGTTCACGCAAACGATGATCAAAAATGCGATCCGACACCTGGATACTGTGGAACCGTGGACCACGGCTGAGTTGCTGATGATCGTTCCCCTTCCAGAGGACTGTGCGGTACACGTCTCTGGCGCGCAAGGTCGCATAAAATCGACATTGAAATTTCTTCGAGCACTCCAAGCTGACACCGATCTCGCGCTCATTGAAGGCCACCTGAAATTGAATAGGGGCATACTGCAAAACGCTTCCATCATGATGAGCCGCGCAGCACAGATTTTCGAGAATGCGGTCAACTTCGACGCGCCGTGAACGGTGGCTCGCATTACTCATGCCACTATCCCCATCTCACGCTCGTGCGCGAAGTTCGACATCGCGTTCCGGTGGTGTGCCCGCACTCGTGCCGCCAGCCCTGCATCGCCTGTCGCAAGCAGGCCGGCGGCAACCACGCGCTCTAATCCTTCATTCAGAGCGTGGCGGCCGAGGTCACGCAGCGGCACGTTCACGGCCAACTTCTTGTGGATCGGGTAGTCTTCCAGCCAGCAACCGTATTCCGGCGCCGCGTAGATGCGCACCGCCGCGCGGTCGCCGTCGATCGACTCGACTACGCCCGGCAGCATCTGGGTGTACTTTTGGTTGCTATCCTGAACTTCTGCCCACAGCGGCATGCTCGTGACCATGCCAACCTGCCAGTAGGCACGCGCCTCTGCCGCCTCTTCCACGTCGCGCGCGTCCCAATACGCTTTAAGACGGCGATCTTCAGCCTGCTGGGCGGTGGCAGGAGAAACCGAGCGCTTCCGGCGCTTCGGCGCAACGGCCATCGGCGCGTCGAAGTCGAATACGAGTTGCGCGGCGCTCATAACGTCGATCCCTGCGAGGATGCGATCGCGATGGCTACCGGCTGCACCCAGATCGGCATCGCGCTGAGCATGAACGTCTCGCCGGCGGCGGCCAGCAGCAGCGTCGTGCCCATCACTTCGCCGATCGCCTGGGCGGCCAACTTCGGCACGGCGTTGCCGATGCGCTCACGGTGAGCGCTGTCATTGGTGCCGTCCAGCATCGGAAATGCGCTGGCGCCGGTCCGGCGCTTGTGTTCGTCGATTTCGCGCTGCGTCTGCGCATCCGTCGACCAGTGCTCGCTCGGATCAATCAGCGATTGCAGGGCGGCCAGCTCCAGCGTTGTGAACGGGCGATGCCAGGTGCCGTCCAGCGCGCGGATGATCGCCACCGTCTTCTGGTTCTGCGCGGGCAACGCCGGCGCCGCATCGATGCGCGGGTCCGCGACTGACCAGCGGCCGTTGTCGTAGCCAGCAGATGCACTCACCGCACCGCTTTGTCCATCCCAAGGAAGGACACCATAGTGCCCACCAGTCAGGTAGGCATCGCCCTTCACCCGGCTATTTATGCCGCTGCGCGGGTCCGCAACGGCGAACGCGCCCTGCCCCGTCGTGCTACCGGCGATGACCGTTCCGGAGGCCTCATCGAACGAAGTGACGAGATATTTACCAGCACCTTCGAAGCCCGTGCTCGACCGTGGATCGGCCACGGCGTATGCGCCCTGGTCGTCGCCGCCGATGACCGTGCCGGTGCGCTTATCCCAGCGAGTGACCGCGTATTTACTGAATAGCGGCCCGGCCGGTGGGCGCGGATCGGCAACGGAATACTTGCCTCCACCAGGCGCGGATTGCGCGCTGATAACGCCGCTCGTGTCCGCCCATGGCATAACCCCGTATTGGCTGTATTCGGCCTGGGTGTCCATGCGCGGGTCCGCAACCGAATAGGCGCCAGTGGTGGGCGTGCCGCGTCCAGATACGGCGCCGATGTGGTGCTCCCACGCGTTGACACCGAGGTAGTCGTGGCTGCGCTCGGGAAGAATCAAGTATTCGCTCAGGTGGCCGTCTTCCACGGCCAGGCGATTCAGGCTGCGCCAATCGCTGCCTGCTTCAACGAACGCGAGGCGTACCCACGTTTTCCACTGCAAGCGCGGAATGCGGTGCATCGGCCCGCCGGCGTCATCGCCCGGGAAGGGCATGCGCCCCAGGACGTCGCCGACCGCGCGCAGCCGCTTCTTCTCCGGTTCGTACAGAAACGGCGGCACCTTCTCCATGTGGCGCGCTACTAGCAGGAAGCGCTTGCGGCTCTGCGCCAGGCCGCCGATCTCGCCGCAATCGTGCGTCGTCTCGGCGACGGCGTAGCCGAACTGCTGGAGTAGCTGGTTGATCTGGTCCAGTAGATGCCGGCCGCGCGTGGCCAGGCGCGGCACGTTCTCGAACACGATCAGGTCGACCGGATTGTCCGCCCACGCTTCGGCCATCAGCCAGATGCAGCGCAGCGTCAGCTCGTTGAGCGCCTGGTACTTCGCGGTTTTACTCAGCGACTCGCTCAGCAGACCGGACGCGCCTTTGCACGGCGAGCTGATGAAAACGATGTTGGGCGACTCGTTGCCGGCAGCCCGGCGGATATCGACGGCCGTAACTTCGCGCCAGTCGGACGGCGGTTCCTTGCCGTGGAACGCGGTGTACTGGGCGCGAGTGAAGAGGTCCATGACCGTACCCGGCCGGCCAGGTCCAGCACGATCGAAGTCGCGGATGGCGGCGGGATCGACGTCAATACCGCCGATGCAGCGCAATGTGGCGGCCATATTGCCGACCTGGGGCTGCGCAGCGTTGAAGCCCTGCTTGCCGCCACCGAGGCCGCAGCAGAAGTGGAAGTGGGTGAATTCCTTTGTGTGGACTACCAGATCGCGCTTCATGGCCGTGCTCCCGCTGCGCGGCGCGCAATGGTGACTGGCATCGGATGCGGCGTGCAGCATGCCGAACCGGCAGTTCTGTCACGCCATGCTAAGCTGGTGCCATGACCAAGGATTCGAGCATGGATAGCATCAACGAAGTTGTACAAATAGGTAAGTGGCGAATGAGGATTGAAGTTGAGCGAGTCTCGCCCGATAGCCCCGGATTCGTGTACTACATTTCTTCCATTACCAACACAGAGCAGCCGAGCGGTCTGGCCCGTCACGACAGCGTTGGGGATAGGACCTTTACGACCGCTGACGAAGCGTTCGTGGCCGCTTATTACTGGGTGAGCCGGAAGTACAAGTAATAGGAGGTTCCTCATGGCTGGCCAGCCTTCCCATCGGTCAGGTCGACCGTCATGCGCAGCTTGCGGCGCGCGCGGTACTCCGCAGCCCCAGTGGTGGCGTTCTTCTCCGCGATATGCTCACGGTCCTTTTCGCGCCATTCGCGGGCCGCGAGCGTGACTTTCTCCTCCGGCGTGCCAGTCTGTGCTGGCGCCGGTCCTTGCTGTAAAATTGTGGACATGTAATTCCTCTGGTGGGTGATCGGGTCGCGCTGCAACGCGGCCCTTTTTATTTCCGCTGCTCGTTTTCCAGTTCGCGCAGCAAACGCTCGTAGTGTTCGCGCTGCTTGTGCTTCTCGCGTGTCATGACGTGCGCCGGTTCGACATCCATCGGCCGCGCTTCCTCGGCCGCCTGCTGCTGGTGCTGCTGCGTCATCGTTACGCGCCCTCGCTGGCCAGCAACTGGCGGATCGACTGCACGGTGAAGTTGTACTTCTCGTGCGCCTTGAGGATCATGCTGTCGCCGAATGGCAGCTTGTCGTGGCGGATCTTGCTGATCACCGGCGGCGCCACCTCAAAGGCGCGCGCCAGAGCGGCGTCGTTCTTCAGGCAGAGTTTCTCGATAAAGTGGTCGAGCAGCGCCGCGCCGGCGCCGGGTTGAATTTGCGATGCTTGAGGCATGCGGTTCTCCATCTTCTTCGCCGCGCACAACGGGGCGCGGCATCCCGAATTCAGTGGTGGTGCGCCTGGCTTGCCAGCTGGTGCTTGGCGAATTCGCCAGCGACCCAGTGCAGACCCTTGGTAGTGAAGCGCATGCTGTTGAAGGCGTGCTCGTTCTTCGCCGATACGCCAGCTTTCACCTCGAAGCGACCCGCGTTGAGGTGCTCAGCGCGCGGAGCCAGCTCACGGCCAAGCCGATATGCAATCTCCTTGGTCAGCAAGAATTCACGGAACACGTTTTCTTTGATCTTCAGCACCTTGCAGGCCTGGCGGAAGCCAACCAGGCCGGTGGCATCAACGTAGCGATCAACGAATTCCACCGCCGGAGCGGCGGCGGCCAACTCGACCTGCAGCGCCTGCTTGGCCTCGACTTCATCAGCCCAGGCGCGCGCGGCCGCCGCTGGGTTGGTGAAGTCCGGCAAAGCAATCGCAGGGATCACAGCTGTTGCTTCCAGCTCTTGCCAGCGGTCTACCAGGCGCGCCGTGAACTCAGGCGACAACTGAGCGACGATCACGTAGGTGTCGCGTTTCGCGATCTCGTACACAGTGATCACTTTGGGGCCGGCGCCGTGATTTGATACTTCCGCCAGTGGCGGGAGTGTGATGACACCACGCTGCGCGAGCCGCTCGATGCTGCGCTTGACGTCGTCGTGCCGCGATTCGACCAGTTCGGCGATATCGCGGCTGTTCATGGTGGTGATGCTGGTGCTGATCAAATTCACGGTGGCTCCTTTGCGTTGGTGGCGTAGGCGACTGGCTGGCCGAGGATTCACATGCGCATGTGGTGGCGCGGCTGCGCGTAGTTCGCGCGGCCCGGCAGCAACATGGCCATGTTCTGGCCAGCTTTAGGCCATTCCTGTTGCGCCCGGCGCTGCTTATCATTACGAAAACGCTCTGACCAGTCGTTCGCCAGCTGGCGCAGCGTTCGACTCTGCGACTCGCCGGCGTCGGTGCAGGCCTGGCTGAAGTCGCGGTACTCATCCTCGTTAAACAATGCTTTCGCAACGAGGACGCGGGGTTTCGGCATCTTGGTTTTCATGGTGTTTTCCTATAAAAGTGATTCAGGCTTTCAGGTGATGCGGATGATTCTGGTAGTGCGATTCGTTGGGCTGGCGCCGTCAGCCAGGCAGGCCGGATGCGGCAGCGCCGGTGGCAGGCGCGGTGCGCAGCGCGGCGTGATCGCCCTGCTTCGCCAGCACTTCCAGCAGCGTGGTGTGCTTGCGGAGTTCGGCGAGGATCAAGGCCGGCGTGTCGTCAGCGACCAACTCGACGCCGGCCACCTCGCCGACCACAGGGACCGAGCCGCGCACCGCGTCGGCGAAGGCCGGCAGCACGGTCGCGGCAGCGCCAGCAACGACAGCAGGATCAGCGTTATTGGTGTTCAGGTTGAACACGGCCAGTAGTGCAGCGGTGAGGTTTTGGTGGTTGCTCATGACTACCTTTCTAAATATTCGGGCGGGAGATTCTGGTGATAAAAGTTATTCAAACGCTGCGAGATACGCTGCTCTCGCTTCATCTTCAGTGGCGAAGTAACCCAACAACTTGCCTCGCGCGCTTGCAGCGTAAGGCTTGGACTTGCAGTTCGGCCTACGCCAGTAACCACGACCATGTCCCGCTTTCGCTGGCGCCCTTGTCTTGCCCGAAGTGCGGGCATCCTGAAGGTTTTGCCGCGCTGTTGCGAAATACACGTTTGAGCGTGAGTACGGACCAATGTCGCCGTGCCGGCACATCACGTACTCATCGCCATGGACCCCACGCGCTGCCCAATGTCCGGACGCTTGCCAGCAGCACCACCAGTCCCAAAGCGAAAACTGCCATTCGATTCCACGCTTCAGCGCATTCAGGCGCTGCATCTTCCATTGCTGAATTGGCGACTGCCCGAATCGCACCAGGGGATCACCACGAACAATCTTCCATTGCTCAAGCGTGCATCCGTACATTTCTAGATTTACTGGCTCACTCGACCGCATGTGCTACCTTTCTTTGTTCTCACACAACAACTTGCAAAGGGATCTCCCATGGAACAGGACTCCGACTTCGATATCGAGGCCTACTGCGAAAAAGCTCTCGCAATGGAATTCGTGCTGCAAGGAATTTGCTCCGCGCTCCCGAAGGAGCAAGCAGACAAAGTCCTAATTCATCTCGCTCGACTCCAGGAGCACTTCGCCGACCCCGCAAGCGAGAAAGATGGAACACGGGACGCATGGAAGCGCGTAATGGTGCGCATCAATCCGTTTGTCGAGATTCTGTCTGGCCTGCCGCCGCGCTCGCTTCATTGATTACACGAATGCCAATTGCGCCACTTTGCTCGCCCAACTCATTGAGGGCTGCGGTGCGACTTGCGGATTCAGATGCTGAGCCGCTTGGGCCGCAAACCCCTCCCGAGCCATTACTCGCCTGGCGGCACTGCATCGCCTCCTGGATGCTCCAGAGCTTCGCAAGTCGCGCTTCGGCCGCCAGCGCCGCCGGCGTCAGTTGCTCCAGCAACGCCAAGCTCTCACGCACCTGGCTGTCGTCGACTTCGATCTTCAGCGGGACGCTGGCCGCTTGGATATCGATCGACTTGGTGAGTCCGTCGATGGCGGCGCGTAAGTTGTCCACCTGCTCGACCGGCACGTAGCCGAAGCGCGCCATCAGGCGGTTGATGTAGCGCTTCATGCGGTTTCTCCGGTGGTGTTGACCTGGGTCACTGCGGTGGACAGGGAATTGAAGTTAGATGAAGGTCCCGGCTCGGTAGGCACGTTGTGCTTAGCAGCAAGCGCAGCCAGCCCCTTCTCCACTCGGCTGGAAGGATTTGTGATGCCCGCCTTACCCGACTCCATGTCGCTGATTGAGGGCTGCTTGAGGCCGATTTCTAAGCCGATCTGGGTTTGGGTAAGCCCGATCTTCCGAAGACCTGAGATAGTGAAGGGAATGTTCATATCGCCGATTATCGGTATTTCGATTATCGGTGTCAATCGATATTTCGATTTAAATGTGACGGACAATATAGGTATGTCTATAGGAACTCGAATTAAACAAGCCAGAAAGCAAGCGAAACTTACTCAGGCAGCTCTCGCTGCCAGAGTGGGTCTTGCCCAGGGCACTATTGCTGACCTAGAAGGCGGCAAATCCAAGGGCACCACGCTTATCGCGTCGTTCGCGAAGGAGCTTGGTGTAAGCGCGCTTTGGCTGGAGACTGGGAAGGGGCTGCCCGACGTTGTCGGCGCTCACGGGTTCGCACCCGCCGCCTCTCATGAGTTGCCACCATCGCCAGACGCGGACGAGTCAGTGCCGGTGACGACGGATGAGCTTGACTCAGCGGCAAATGACCGCCTTACGTCAGCGATCAGGCTTCTTTCGTTTTTCAATGGAACGGACGACGAAGGCAGGACTCGCATCATGAAGGTTGCGGAGCGAGTCCCGATGGTCGCGCAGATCGCCATCGCCCACAGTAAGAAGGCGTAGTTTGGGCACTCGTTTGGCCGGGTAGTCCAGCGCGTCGGATTCGGCCAACTCTAGATTCTCATTTTGGCGGCGCTCATCCATAGCATCCCATGCCGCGATCCATCTTTCTCTTCGCTTCATTTCCCAGTTTCAACATTGTTTACAGAGTGTTAACTATATTACAGGTTTGCACTACTTGCATATCAAAAGCAGAAGGGTTTTTAACCGCTACTTATGATTTGAAATGTAACAGAATCTCACTATTTTGTTTCCGCTGATGGAAACACATGAAACAGAAGCGCCGAGAGGCGTGAAAAAATCGGGTGATGACGAAATCACCCATAAAAAAAGTGTTGCAGAAGGACTACGTTCAATCTGCAGTAAGGTTTCCCCCCGCGCTTAGGGACCGCCTGCATGAAGAGGCGAAGGCAAATGGCCGCAGCTTTAACGCTGAGATCATTGCTAGACTTCAAGCGTCCCCTTCCGAGCAGATCCTGTCCGAAATAGCCGAACTCAAATCCATGCTTCGCAAGGTACTTGACCAAATGTAATAATTGGAGAGATTTCCAGTTGTCAATCTTTCATACAATTAGGCCATCTATCTAGAGGCCTTTTCGTGAAAAAATTCTATTTCTCAATCATCGCAATTTTTCTCTCCCTTGACGCGACCGCATCCGATAAAGATGTTCTCAGGGATGCGTGCAGTACATTGAAGCCAGCCACAAAGAAGTCTGCGTGCTTTGATGCCCTCGATCGCATTTCTGCGCCAGCAATTCCAGCTGCACAAGTACCTATGAAACCGACACAGTCGCCCGACCGGAAACTTAAGTTTTCGCTGCGGGGAATGCAGTGCGAGAATATTGAATTTCCTGAATTAGACTCGATGCCGGCTGATGAGCTGGAAGGCCTTTATTGTAGTTACGATTTAGGCATCAAGACATCAGATAAATTGAATAAGCAGTTCCAAGAGAAGAATGAAGGTAACCCTCGCGTTCAGGTTGCGCTTATGGAAAGGCATGTCGCCGAATTGGAACGATGTGGGCGCGGAATGACAAAGGCGGGAGATGTATTCCGACGGAAATATCCAGAAATGAAGACAGATTGCTCGAAACTTCTGCAAAAAAAGAGTGCTGATTCGACGCTGCAAGAGGGAACTCCAGCTGAGGCAAAGCCTTGACTTTCGAAGAATAGCCCCCGGCACCATCCGATACGCAACGATATCCCACCTCCGGGAAGGACGGCCATGAGAACTTTGCTCACCACCCTGCTCCTGGCGGCCTCCTTGGTCGCCCCAACCTTCGCCCAACTGGCGCCGTCGGCCAGCGCGCCTGCTGCACCCGCCGCGCCGAAGAAAGCCGATCCAAACGAAGCTGACCTGCAGACGCACAACCACTACGTGAACAAAGCTGGCCAGGAAGTGCACTCGCCGGCGAAGTCCGTCGACGGCAAGGTGCCGGCCGGCGCCAGCGCGAAGTGCCGAGATGGGAGCTACAGCTTCAGCAAGAGCCGGCGCGGGACGTGTTCAGGCCATGGCGGTGTATCAGCCTGGTTGTGAGCTCGAAGATCATTGGAAGACTATTTGCGAGCCATATGCGATATCATCGTGACAATTAGATAGTTTTCCAAGCGTCAACAAACCATATAATTCAACTACGAAACGGCACGTCCTTGCCGTCATGAGGAATTATATGAAGTTCATCGCTATCTGCCTGGCCGTCGTTTCGTTAATCACACTCGCCGGCTGCGGTGGAGGAAACGGTAGCGACGACACAGTCCAGTGCAAGGATGGCTGGATTTCGCACTCGAAAGACAAGCAAGGCGCTTGCTCGTCGCACGGCGGCGTTGCGTAAAGATTAGCCGCGCATCATCTTGATGCGCATGCAGAGGAAGAGAATCGCGGGGTTACATGGCGGTAGAAATAGTTGAAATCATCGGGCGGTCAGAGCAAGGCATGACCTTGCCGTTCATCTGCCGTGGCGATGATGAGAAAGTATACTTCGTAAAGGGGTACGGTGCCGCAAGGCGTAGTCTCATTTGCGAATGGATCGCTGGCTCGCTCGCACGTGAGCTTGGGCTGCCGATCGCCAATTTTGAGTTGGTCTTCGTTCCACAGGATTTGATAGATCTTGCGTCGCGAAGCGACTTGGCACAACTGGGCGCGGGGTTCGCGTTCGGTTCGTGTCGACGGACAATTGTTGAGCTGACGGTGTCACATTTACTCCAGATTCCTAATACTCTCCAGCGAGATGTACTTTTGTTTGACTGGTGGATAAAAAATGGGGATAGAACGCAAACCGAGCTCGGAGGAAATCCCAACTTATTTTGGGATGTCGACAGCGATAGTCTTCTCGTGCTCGATCACAATCAGGCATTTGACGAGGAGTTCGACTCCGGTCTGTTTGAAGAATTGCACCCGTTTCGAGATCACTTAAGGACTGTATTTTCTGACCTAGTTGATAGGGATCAGTATGCGCGCAGGTTCGAATCAGCTATGGCAACATGGGATGCGATCTGCGATACTGTTCCTCCTGAGTGGTGGTTTGTCGACCCGGAGTGCACAATACCCGTCGCGTTCGATAGAGACGGACTCAAGCAATCCTTGCTAGACTGTCGAAGCAACGCTTTTTGGACCGTAACATGAAAAAGATTCCCTGCCTGTATGCGATAGTTCGCTTCTGTCCCTTTGTGGAGACGGAAGAATTCGCCAATGTTGGCATAGTGATCATTTCGCCGGAACATCGCATTTTTCACTTCAAGTTGATGACGAAGAAGCACGCTCGTGTGACCGACTTTTTTGAGCAACTTGATGCGCCAGTGTTTAAAGCCGCCATGCAAAACCTCAAAGAGGAGTTTGATCGAATTCATCGGCTTTTACAGCAGCACGGTTTTGATAAACGCCTGAAACACAATGATGCCGATTTTGCGCGCACCCTGTTCAACGAAATTGTACGACCACGTGAGGCCGTAATCAAATTCAGCGATATTCGCGGCGTCCTTTTAACTGATGCAAAAACAAAACTGGAAGAGCTGTACGGTTATTACGTCGAGCGTGACTTTGTGACGCCGCTGTACAGAGAGCAGGTATTAGAACGGACGCTCCGCAAATGGTTTCAGGAGGCGGGCGTCAGTGGCCGTTTCGAAAGGCTGGAGGTGGGGAATGATGAGTATCACGCGACTTTCCCATTTGCGGAAGAGCGAAATGGCGCTGTTATCACTGCAATTAAGCCATTAAATCTTGGGCAAGATCAACCAAGTAAAATTCTTGATCACGGCGGCGCTTGGATATGGAAGCTCGCACAGCTAAAACGAAAAAAAACACTGCCGGATAGGGTACTGGTCACGGTTGAGGGGCCTGGCGAATTGGCGACGCCGGCCACAGGCAAAGCATTTCGTGATGTTGTGAACGAGTTAAAAGGAGTCGGAGCCGAAGTTCTGACGTACGAACGGAAAGTCGAGATCATCAGCTTCGTCACCCATTGAACTCTTACGATGCTAAGTAAGGAGCCCGCCGCACGCGGGCTTTTTTACGCAGGGCACCGGTCGCGCCCACTCGAGCCCCGGCTCAGCAAATTAGCCATTTATGCTGATAAGAGCCCTAATTTACCGGTTTAATAGGTTAATATACCCATTTGCTGTACACTCTCGACTCCCATCTCTGCATCGTGCCACCGTCTTTTTTCCTTCCTGTTTAGGCCTAGCCCATTCCTGTCCGAATCTTGACCTTTGGCTCTACCAAAGAGTTGGGTAAATTCGTCAACAGTTAGGAGCAACATATCAGTACACATACGGGAACTATCCATTGGTTTAGCAGGTTAAAAGGTATTGGCCAGATCAGGCCGAATGCCGGCGGCTATGATGTCATGGCCAACATAAGTGATTTCGTTGATGCGCAGCCAGCAGGCTCGCTTGAACACAAGCTTGTCTCGTACAAGCTCACCAACTCAGATTTCGGCGGACAGGCTCGCCAGATCCACCTCGTACAGGGGGTCTAAGTCATGGCAAAAGAAGAACTCATCGAGATGCAAGGCGTTGTCCAAGACATCCTGCCAGATACCCGTTTCCGCGTCGAATTAGAAAACGGCCACAAACTTATTGCCTACACCGCTGGCCGAATGAAGAAAAACTTCATCCGTATCCTCGCCGGCGATCGCGTAACCCTAGAGCTTTCCGCATACGACTTAAGCAAGGGCCGAATTACGTTCCGTCATATCGACTCGCCGAGAGCGACAAGTTCCCGCCCGGCCTTCCGAAATAAGCGCTGAGTTCAATCTTAGGCAGGCCTCCTGCCGAACTTCGTCAAATCCGAGGTGCCGCAACGATGTATGCGGCATAATGCTCGAATGCAATACAAGTCCGCCGTCATCACTATCAACCGCATTACCCTAGCAGCGATCCTTGTTGATGCGGACCACACCTACCCATCGCCCGGCGCGCGCCTGATAGCCGAGGCCCAGCGCTACTTCGCCACCCTTCCGATCCTTCTGGTATCGCCGCGCGTCAGCGGCTTCTCGTGCAGCTTCGTGCACTTCGACTGACCGAAAAAAAAGCCGCCCTCAGGCGGCCTCTCGGTGTGCGTGAACTTATGCTTGCTTCTGGCGCCGGCGAGCTACAACGCCCACCAGCCCTAGGCCGACGAGCAGCATGCCGTAGGTTTCTGGCTCGGGGACAGCGGTGATTGTCACGTTATCCATAACAAAATGTTCACCGGAACCATTCAGGCCCGAGTTCCAAGTGCCACCGGAAGAGCTGAAAGACACATTGGTCAGGTTGGTCCAATTAAATACTACGTCGATCGCCGCGCCGGTGTTGACGACGATGTCTTTGGTATAAGTGTTGACGCCGGATGTGCCTACGATGTGGATGGTCAAGCCGTCGTTCCAGGCAGCAGCAAAATAGGCGTCGTGTAAGCTGAAGCCAGCGGCACTTCCAAACGAGGCTGGATCGGCAAATCCGTTATACGCCACGTTAGGTACCGACACCGTGCCATGATCATAACCAGAACCGGGCCATGCCTGATTGCCATTAAGCGCAAAAAAGTTGGTCCAGGAAAGGCCGTGATATGTGCTGCCGCTTAGACTTGCCTCGCTCGGAACGTCATCGAAGGTAATGGTATCTGCTGAAGCTGCGCCCGCAACGAAGGTCATCGCTGCAAATACTAAGGAAAGAGTGGTGTTGGCGAACTTTGTCATGGAGGCGTCCTTGTTGGAGTGGGATATCAAACAAACCAATTAGTTATCGTTTTATTATTTCAAATTGATAATATCATACTAGCGGGCTTGCCAGTTAATTTATGAAAATATGCGTTGTGAGAATGTCACGGCAACGTCATCGGGCAATAGCGTAACTCTGGTCCCTCCATCATGTGACCGATCGTCCAAGCAGCGCCAACTCGCTAACCCTCCCCTCATCCTGGTGCCTCCGCACGTCGGCGGCTCATAGCGCAGCTTCGCGTACTTCGACGCCACCAACATCATCAAGCACATCAATACGGATAAGATTGACTGGCGGCCGGCTGTGCATCCGTTTCCGCCCATCTCGCTTTCGTCGCAAGCGCCCCGCAAGCCGGGGCATTTTTTCGGTCGAATCCTACTCTTGGATTGTTAGCACCATATCGGAAAATCTTTTATCGAAATATCGATTGACAATAAATATCGGAATGCCGATAATCACTCCATCGACACACCAACCGATGGAGAACGAAATGTCCAAAGCCGAATACGCCGCAATCGCAGAAGCCGCCCGCCGCGGTGATGCCGCCTTCGCTGCTCAGCAGGCGGCAGCCGCTTCCAAGCAAGGCTGATCCCATGAACGCACCAGTCTCCGCCGCCCTGCTCCAGTTGCGCGCCGGCGCCGCCGCGCCAGCAGTCATCGGCGAAGAGCAGCTGCGCACCGTGTACGTGGTCCAGCAGCCACTGGTACCGACCACTGCCCGCCTGCTGCGCGCCGGCTACGAGCATGACGGCCTGCGGATCGACCTGTACGGCACGCTCGACGCGGCCGGCTACGAAGTTGAACACGCGGCGCTGACCGGCGCGCTGGACCAGATCGATATCGGCGTCTGGCTGACGCGGGAGCAAATGCGCCAGATGAGCGACTGGTGCGACCGCCACCTGCCGAGCGCCCACGCGCTGTTGCTGGTCTCGCAGCAGGAGGCCCGCGCCGAGCGCCGCATGTGGGAGCGCAGCTGTGGCGCCGAGCCACCTTGATCCGAATCCGGAGCGCGCTGCCCTGGAGCACAACGCAGCGATAGCCGTTGGCCAGGCGATAGAACAGCGCCCTGCGACATCAGCATGGTCCCCGTCCCGCGCCCGGGTAAGCGCGGGAACCACAACTGATCCGGTTGCAATAAAGGCGAACGGTTTATCTGCAGATGAACTGGTCATCCGCGCCGACCTGCCGGCGTCGCCCGAATACGTGGGCAACGCAGCCGGATCACTTGTGGTGAACCAGTAGGGAATGCGCCAGTACGCACGCCTCGCGGAGTGCCGGCAGCCGACCGCGCCAGTACCGAAGCACCACACGCAGAGAGCGGCGAACGCGCTCCCCAAACAACAACGTCAATAGGGAGCGCAGGATGAACAGCACGAATCACTGGCAAGCGAAATACCCGGGCGGGCTCTTCTGGACCAACGTGCCGGCGGTCCTCGTGCAAAACCTGATTGCCTGCGGCTTCAAGGTGCGCCCTCCACGCGCTGCAAGCCTCTCGCAAACGCAGGTGTTTGAATGATGGCGCGCATTCTCTTCGGCACGCCAGGCGACTGGTGCAGCCGCCACCCTCGCGTCATGATCGGCGCCGTGCTGCTGCTGACCGTGCTGTCGCAATGGCTGGTCGACCTGGTGCTTCCGCCGGTGGTGATGCCATGACGCGTGAACAGAGAGCATTGGTGCGCATCGTCAAGCTGTGCCGCCGCCCGAATCATCGAATAAGCCGCCAGATCCGGTTGATGGAATTGGCGCTGGAAGGCCTGGGCGTGCCTACCAACGCTCGGAACGCGGAAATCCAGAAGGTTCTTCAGGAGCGCCGCGAGGTGGCACTGCAGCACGTCGCCGCGCGCCAGATCGGAGGCGACAGTGAAGCTGCGTGACGCCCTGACCATCGCTCTGCTGGGAATGCTGATCGGCAGCGCCTACGCCTTCATGCAGCAAGCCTACGAAGAGGCGGCGCAGCGCGACCAGGCGGCCTGGGCCGGCAAGGTTGATAAATGACCGCCCTCGCCCACGTCGCCGGCCACCGCCCGCAACACGCCATACGCCTTGCCCTGCTCAATGCAGCTTTAACGAAGTTAGACCGGAGAATGAAATGGGAAGCATGAACGAAGTACTGGATATGGAGCAGCCTGCCAGCGACCAGCGCGCCGTCGCCAAGGCAGCGTCGCACGCGGTCTCAGTAATTCCGACCACACCTTTCGAGTTGGTCGCCCACGCGGCGGCGCGCGGCGCATCCATGGACGAGCTGCGCACCTTCATCGAATTGCAAGAGCGCCTCGAGGCGAATCAGGCTCGCAAAGCCTACGTCGCCGCCATGGCTGAGTTCAAGCGCAATCCGCCGCAGATCATGAAAGATAAAGCCGTTGGCTACTACAACAAGGATGGCTCCTTCACCGGTTACAAGCATTCGACGCTGGGTGCGGTGTGTGGCGCCGTGGTCGAGGCGCTGGGTACGCACGGATTCTCGCACCGCTGGGATACCGAGCAGCCGGACAGCGGCCTAATCGAGGTGACCTGCGCGATCACCCACGCCATGGGTCACTCGGAAGTAACGCGCATGGTCGCGCCGCCAGACAACTCGGGCAAGAAGAACGCCATTCAGCAGGTCGCATCGACCCTCACCTACCTGCAGCGCTACACGCTGCTGGCGGCCTGCGGCCTCGCCACAAACGAGCAGCTGGACGATGACGGGCGCGGCGGCGGTGATGACCCGCGGGCTGCTGGGCCGCAGGCCGGTGCTGACGGCGGCCGTCAGCCGCAACCGGAAGGCCCACCACCATGTAGCGACCAACAATTCGAAGTCGAAGCTCCGAAATGGCGCAAGACCGTCGAGAGCGGCAAGAAAACGCCAGAACAGCTGCTCGCGATGGTGAGTACGCGCGCCACGTTCACCGAAGCCCAGAAAAAAGCAATCCTGTCCTGGAAACAAAAACCGGCTTCGGCCACCAACGAGGAATAATCATGCAACGCGAAACCGCACTCACCCGCGAAATCCATAATCTGCTGCAGGGCAGCGACGACTGGCAGGGCTTCCGCTTCAATCATGACGGCGCCAGCGAGGCGGCTGCCATGCTGGGCTTCTCGGACAAAGTGACCCGCACCGAACTGGTCCGCATGAAGGCGACCGGCTTGGCCAAAGAATTCTCCGACTGGGTGCAGGAAAACATCCTGGACTACGGCCACGAAGTAGAAGCGCTGGCGCGCCCTCTGGCTGAGAAGATCATCGGCGACGACCTCTACCCCGTCACCTTGTCGCTCGGCCGCATGAGCGCATCCTGCGACGGCCTGAATATGGCCGAAACCATCGGCTGGGAGCATAAACAGTGGAATGCTGAGCTGGCGGCCGCCATCTCCGCCGGCGTGCTGCCCGACACCCATATGCCGCAGGTGCAGCAGCAGCTGCTGGTCACCGGCGCCGAGAAGTGGATGTTCATGACGTCCGACGGCACCGAGGACAACATGGTCTGGATGTGGGTCTATCCGGACACGGCCTGGTTCGCGCGCATCGTCGCCGGCTGGGAGCAGTTCGACATCGACGTGGCGAACTACACGCAGGTCGACCACGCGCTGAAGCCAGAAGCAGCGCCGGCCGCCGCCCTGCCCGCGCTGCTCGTCCAGACCGAAGGCAAGGTCGTCAGCAGCAACCTAATGGTCTACCAGAAGGCGGCGGACAAGTTCCTGTCTACGATCAAGACCGACCTGCAGGATGACCAAGACTTCGCTGACGCCGAGTACAACGTGAAATTCTGCGGCGAGGCCGAGCAGAAACTGGAACTGGCCAAGGCCGCCGCGCTGGCGCAGACCTCGACCATCGATGAAGTGCTGCGCACGGTCGACCACATCAAGGCGCAGTTCCGCGCCAAGCGCCTGGAACTGGAAAAGCTGGTCAAAACCCGTAAAGAGCAGATCAAGGAAACGATCCTGAACGAAGGCAAGCGCGACTACGCAGACCACGTCGCTGCCCTGGAGAAGGAAATCGCCCCGTTGCGCCTGTCGCTACCGCAGCCGGATTTCGCTGGCGCCATGAAGAGCTTGCGCACGTTGAAAGCCCTGCACAACGCCGTCAACACGACATTGGCGAACGCCAAAGTCGCCGCCAACCAGCAGGCCGCCGACTACCGCGCAAAGCAGGCCTGGTGCAAAGAGCATGCCGCCGGCTACGGCCACCTGTTCATGGATATGGCGCAGATCATCGGCAAGGCGATGGACGACTTCCAGCTCTTGGTGACCACCCGCATCGACAAGCACAAGGCCGACGAGAAGGCCAAGGAAGATGCCATGCGCGCGCAGATCGCCGCCCAGGAGCAGGCCAAAGCCCAAGCGGCAGCCGCCGAGAAGCTGGCCGTCGAGCGCAAAGCTGACGCGGACCGCGCCGCAGTTGAGCGCCAAGCCGCCGCAGACCAGGCTGAGCGCGATCGCGCAGCCGCACAGCAGCGCGCGCAGCAATCCGCCGCTCAGCAGGATCGCCCGACCACGGCCGGCGCCGCCGTTGCCCAAGCCAACGCACTCGCGGATCAAGCGCGCTTGGCTGACCTCGCCGACCAGCAGGACCAGAACCCGGCAGCCGCTGAGCTCGCATTCGCCAAGACGCTGCCTGAGGGCGCTTACCTCTCGCCGGCCGCACAAGACCTGTTCGAGCAGGAGGGAGCGGCGAACTTCGAGCGCGCACACACGCCGCCCACGCTTCGCCTCGGTCAGATCAACGAGCGCATCGCACCGCTGGCAATCAGCGCCGACGGCCTGCTGTCGCTCGGCTTCGCGCCGGCGGCGACCGAGAAGGCGGCGAAGCTGTACCACGAGGGCGACTTCCCGCGCATCTGCGCCGCTATCCAGCGTCACCTCAGCACCGTCCAGGCGAAATTCGCCACGTAATCCACCAACCATCCGGAGAAGACCATGAACGCAAACAGCATCGCCCTCACCCCGATCAAGTCGTCGCAGCTGGCCGCCATCGGCCACGACGCCGCCACCGAAACGCTGGCCATCCAGTTCCTGACCAAGGGCCAGCCGGGCAACGTGTACCACTACCGCAACTTCACGGCGGCCGAGTACTCCGCCTTCGCCAGCGCCGAGTCGGCCGGCGCGCACTTCGGCAAGCACATCAAGCCGTACGGCGACAAGCACCCGTACCAGAATATGGGATTGCCGACTGCGACGCCGGCTGCGCCGCTCAAGCTGAGCAAGGAAATGCTGGCCCTGGCGCTGACCGGCCGCGAATACCCGTTCGAGCTGACGAAGGACGAGCAGGTGCAGGCCAAGGCGGCCGCCCTGCTGGTGATCTACGGCGCCAGCGACGACCTGATGCAGCTGCGCGGTGCCGCAAGTGACGAGATTTACTGCTACGACGGCGGCACGGTGCTGATTGACGCCAAGGGCGCGCTGCCCGAGCGCGACGACATCGAGAAGGACGAAGAGCTGAAGGACTACTTTGCCCGCCAGCCGGACGCCAAGAAGGTCGAGGCGCTGTGGTGCGTCGAGGATGACACCAGCTGGACCTATAAGACCGACGTGCCGCACGCCACCTTCGAAATCATGGAAGACGGCATTGTGTACTGCCGTGGCATCGTCATCGACGTGGTCGACCTGAGCGGTGAAGCGTGAGCACGCTGGCCCGCCTGTTCGCCGGTCAGCCGCTGATTGAAGCGCTGGCAGCGCAGCGCGACGACGACGGATGGTATGGACACCACAGCATTCCAGACTTCGACGAAGATCACCAGGCCTACAAAGCCTGGCTTATCGCCCAAGGCCTGGAAACCCGCTTCGACTCGCTGGAGAGCGAGGACGACACGCATCCAGCGTACGACGCCTACTACGAGCAGAACGCCTGTCATGTACGCAACTGGTTTTGCGAGCCGCCCGCTGGCGAAGGTTGGTTCACCCTATCGATCCACGACAGCGAAGACGGGCCGCAGTGGGTATGGGCGCGCCGGGTCGGCGCCGAGGCGCTGATGGAGAAACTCCACGCGGAGGCGCTGGAATACCACGAGCGCTTTTACACGACGCAGCTGCCGAGCGGCCAGCGTTACAGCGGTTCGCAGTTCAAGACCAACGGCGAGCCGATCCTGCTGCGCAGCAATGGCGTACGCAGCATCTTCTGCGACCTGTGCGGTGACGAGGAGAATGTATCGTGAGCATGACCATAGGGCGGATTAGCCGCGCCGCCACCATCAACTTCCTCGACGCGGGCATCGCGATCTGGGAGGAAGGCATATCGGCCGCGCGCGCCGCCGGCGGCTGGCCGGCCGAGAAGGCGTGGAATCAGCGGTTCAAGCGAGAGGTATTCGCGCGCATTGTCCAGACTCTGAATCGCATAGGTTGGACGGTCGGGCCGTGGGACAAGGCCGAGCAGTTCAAGGTACTCGCCATTAATCACCGCACCTGCCGCAAGGGCGATTTGCACGGCGAGCTGGACATCAGCGGTCGCTGCATCAAGTTTGAGATGTGGCAGGACGTAACGCCGGCCGAAAACAGAAATGGCGGTAGATATGATTTCGGCAAGGAGGCGAGAATGCCGTACACGCTGCGTCTCGAAATGGAGCGCACCCGCCGCCGCATCCGCGATTACCTGCTCAATGTCTTCACCGGCTACGCCTTCAATCCGCCGGACCCGAAGATCGGCGCGGATGGCGCTACCGCGCTTGAGTATGCGAAGCACAGTCAGCGCACCTCGGTCCACTACGTTGAACGTCTCGGCCGAGCGAACTTCAACAGCCCGGACAATGGATTCACCGGAGACGGGGTGGCGATCGAGGATGGCGCCAAGGTCTACGCCATCACCAGCGACGGGCGGGTTGTGTTCGGTGCCGCGTACTACAGCCTGAATGGTCGGTGGATGGTGGTGACCGGGAAGCATGGCATCGAATGGGCATATCACAAGGAATTGTACGCTGCGTGCCCAGGCGATCCGCGCGTTAAGCGCAACTCGCGCCAGCGCCGCAATCGCCTCGAAGGCCAGATGGCGAAAGCCATTAAGGCAATGAATTTCGAACGCGCCGCCCAGTTGCGCGACATCCTCTTCCCTGGGGCACCTGCACTGTTCGCCATATGGAACGAGCAGCACAGCCTATACCACCGCGCCGGCGCGTGTGGTTACACCAACGACATGTCGGAAGCCGGCAAGTTCACGGCCGACGAAGTGCGTGGCTGGGACCGGGCTCCGAACAAGGTCATCGCGCTCAGCTCCGAGGCGGTGCCAGCATGATTGCCGTCGGCACGCTGGTTGAAGTCGGTCAGTTGGACGACGGAGGCACGCTCGGCGCGGTGGTGCAGCGCCCGAGCGGTGAGCTGATCACGATCAAGGGTCTGACGCAGGGCGAGACGCGCGCGGTGGCGCCGCTGCTGTTCGCCAAGGTGACGGTTTCGATCGTGGCGGGAGCGCCGCCTTGACCGACATCGTGCTGATGAAGGTCTCCAACATCCTCGTGCCCCACGACGAGGCTGCGGCGGCCTTCATCCAGAAAATGAGAGCCGGTGAACTGACTCACGCAGATTTTAAGCGCGTAAGGAATTATCGTTTTCATAAGAAATATTTTGCACTGCTCGACTTCGCTTTTGAGCAGTGGGAGCCCAGCGGCGAGCTCACCTACAAGGGCGTGCCGGTGGCGAAGAACAAAGAGCGATTCCGCAAGGACATGATCATCTTGGCCGGCTTCTACGAGTCTACGGTGAACATCCGCAGCGAGGTACGGCTTGAAGCGAAGAGCATCAGCTTCGCGCAGATGGACGAAGTTGAGTTTGAGCAGCTGTACAGCGCGACCGTGGACGTGGTGCTGCGGCGAATTTTGACGCGATACACCCGGGAAGACCTGGACAACGTGATTAACCAACTATTGGCATTTACGTGAAAGATCGTGTGGAGGTGCGCTTCGTAGTGAGCCGGCAGTTTGCCTCTCACCTCAAAAAAATTGTTCGCGCGGAGAAGGCGCGCGAGAGAGGTAGGTCTTATACGGCCAATCTTGCAGACACCTATGTTAGTGAAGTTCTTGCCGCCAGCGGTACCGCCGCTACGCCGGAGCTTATTGAATCGAAACGGCAGCAGTTGCTAGTTAAAAGAATGTCACTTGAATTGAAACGTGCAGCAAGGTCTGCGAAAGGACACGAATGAAGAAGGCAGCGACTATGGAAGCCCTGGACGGGCTGGTCGAAGTTTCCACCACCGGCGACTTGCGCCGCGTCGTTAGTAACGCCCTCCTCGCGCTGGCGCGAAAGGAAATTAGTGCGACGGATGTGGAGGCCATGGCAAAGGGCCTCGACTCGATCAGCAATTCCATCAACACCGAAATAAAGATGGCTCGCTTGCATTCCGACATGCGCGACGCCGGCGGCAACATCCCCAAGGCAGCGGAGATGGGCCGTCTGTTGATTGGCTGACCAATACAAGGACATAAAATGTTTTTCCGAAATCTACAGATCTACCGCTTACCCGCCCCATGGGAGATGACCGCCGACGCGCTGGCTGAAGCCCTTGCCTCGCAGGCCTTCGCGCCGGCCAGCAGCAACGAGTTGCTGCGCCAAGGCTGGTCCGCGCCGCGCCCGGGTGGCGGGCTGGTGCATACCGTGAACAAGCAGATGCTGTTGAAGCTCGAGACCGAGAAGAAGCTGCTGCCATCGACCGTCATCAACCAGGTGGCCGCCGCCCGCGCGCTGGAAATGGAAGAGGCCCAAGGCTTCGCGCCCGGCAAGAAGGCCATGAAGGAACTGAAGGAGCGCGTCGCGGACGAACTGCTGCCGCGCGCGTTCAGCATCAAGGCGCAGACCTTCTGCTGGATCGATCCGGTGCATGGCTGGCTGGTGGTCGACGCGGCCAGCCCGAGCAAGGCGGACGAGGTGATCAAGCTGCTGTTGAAGGCGGTGGACCGCATGCCGCTGGAAAGCCTGCGCGTGCAGCGCTCGCCGGTAGGCGTGATGACCGACTGGCTGGCCACCGACGAAGCACCGGTCGGCTTCACGGTCGACCAGGACGCCACGCTGCGCGCCACCGGCGAGAGCAAGGCACAGGTGGGCTATAAGCACCACTCCCTCGATCCCGAAGAGGTCCGTCGCCACATCAAGGCCGGCAAACAGTGCACCCGTCTGGCCATGACCTGGGACGGTAAGATCAGCTTCGTGCTGGACGAGAGCTTGGCCGTCAAGTCGGTCAAACCGCTGGACGTGCTGACCGAGCGCGAGATCACCAGCCGCAACGACGACGAGCGCTTCGACGGCGACTTCATGCTGATGGCCGGCGAGCTGGCGAAGCTGATGAATGACCTGGTTGGGGCGCTGGGCGGCGAGGCGACGATGGATGCCCCGGGCGAACAGAAGGCAGCACCGAATGCGACCGTTGCGGCGCCAGCCAAGGGCGACGAGCCAGTGCGTGAACAGCGGCCGGTGAACGGCCACGGCAAAGGCGAAGTGCCCGCCGGCGACGGCAGCGCCAGCGATCCGCTGTACGAACAGGCCGTCAACCTGGTGCGCACCAACCAGCGCGCGTCAATATCGCTGATCCAGCGCCACCTGCGCATCGGCTACAACCGCGCGGCGCGTCTGCTGGAGGCGATGGAGGGACTGGTGGCTGGGCCGATGCAGTCGAATGGGTATCGAACACTACTTTCCTAGATTTTTTTCTTAGGAATCCGTGAGCGCAATTGTCTGTAATCGCATTTCAGTAAGCGCGCTCTCGAGTAAAAGATTAGCTTCGCGCAGACCTTGGCTTGCAAATCCCGCGCAAGTCTTCCTCAGCGCTTCGTCGCTGGTAAAGAGCGGATCTGCAATGGCAACCTCTATCGAATACACAACGGTATTTAACCGGTCTTGAGCAGCAGCGAGCTTGTAGGCGCAGTTATTTCGGAATGGTCCTAGACGAATTATTTCCTCTGGTGCCCATCTTGGTAACCCATCAAGCACATCTTTGAATTGGAGAAAAATTCGTATCTCACCGCCATCGCACGAAAACGTCTTAAACCATTCGGCGGACACTTTTATTTCCGCTCGCGTCTGAGTTAGGCGAAGAAGCATTGCCGCCGCAGTAATTCTGGCCGCAGCCAAGTTTTCCCGCTCTCGATAGCGCTCTTGGAAGCTTGCGATGTAGATGGCTCCGATGATGGCGCCGACGGTGCCGATTGCGCCCGTCCACGTAGCCCAATCAGATGGTGTTAAGCACGACCATGAGATCCAGTTATATCCAGCCAAAGCCGACATGCCAAGGAAGATCACGAGGCAAAGACGCATGATCCACGGCTCAAAAAATTCAATTAACGTTTTCATAAGGAAATTGTAGCATGCCCCTACCCTACGAAAATTCGACCAGCGGCGCCGGCGCACTGGAAGAGATCGGCAAGATCCTGACGCGTTTCGGCTGCGCCCGGTTCGGCAACATGACCGACAACGAGAACGGCCACCTGCTGGTGCAGTTCACCCATCGCGGCGCCGACGTGTCGGTGAAGGCCAGCTACCGCGGCTACGCGGCGGCCTGGCTGAAAGAGCACCCCCACTCGAACCGTATGAAGGCGAACCGCACGCAGCACGAGAAGAACGCGCTGGAACAGGCCAAGGTCAGCGTGTGCTCGATCCTGCGCGACTGGGTGAAGTCGCAGGTCACGATGATCGAAATCGGCGTGCTGTCGTTCGAAGGCGCGTTCCTTGGCCAGCTGATGCTGGCGAACGGCAAGTCGGTGCTGGACCACGCAGCTGCGGTTGGCCTGGTGCAGATTGAAGGCGGTGATGCATGAGCGCCCACCGTCCAGACATCCTGCTGCGCTCCGGGACTTTCTTCAATTTTCTGTCGCCGGAGACCTCGATCATCACCATCGAGGACATCGCCAGCGGCTTGGCGAACGAGGCGCGCTTCAACGGCCAGACACGCAGCTTCTACAGCGTCGCACAGCACTCGGTGATGGTCAGCATGATCGTGCCGCCCGAGCTGGCCATGGTCGGCCTGCTGCACGACTGCTCCGAAGCGGTGATGAAGGACATGCCGAAGCCGTTGAAGCGGCTGCTGCCCGACTACCAGGTGCTGGAGCAGAAGATCGAAGCAGCGATTCTGGCGAAGTTCGGGATCGAGCTGCCACTGCACCCGTCGATCAAACAAGCCGACCTGATCATGCTGGCCACAGAAAAGCGCGACCTTATGCCGCCGCACGATCACATCGAATGGCCTGGCGTCGATCCGCTTGCACAGTCCATTGTGCCGATGCAGCCTGTCGAAGCATATGCGGCTTTCATGACCCGATACCACCAACTGGCCGCCTACAAAAATGGAGTTACATCATGAGCGCCGCTAAACGTCGCATCAAGCGGAAGATCAAGCTGCTGGTGCGCATGGACGACACGCGCAGCCGGATGCGTAACCTTCCGTGTGCAGATGGCGAGCGCCCGCAAGCGTATTGGCATGCATGCATGATGCCGCTGGCGGCCAAGATCACCGCTATGGGCTACGCTGAGCGTGGCCGTGAGGCGATCCTGAATGGCGCCGCGCACCGCGTCTACACGGGAGGCAATCCATGATTCGCTACCTCGGTGCCACCGTGGTGGTGGTGATCATAGCCGCCTGGCTGTGGCATCTCAACAGCGAGTGCGAAGCGGCCGGCGGCGTGCTGGTACGCGGCGCTTTCAAACCAGTTTGCGTCAAGAGCCTGGAGATTCTGCGATGAATGAAGACCTGCAAGCCCCAATCGCCAGCGACCCGCACTGCCGGCGCCGCGCATTCCAGATCATCGCCCTGCTCTACCTGGCGGCCGGACTGGCTAACGTGTACTGGCTGCTGTAATGAGCGCCCGTGACGCAGCACCGGTCGAAACGGCGCAGGACCGGGCTGACAAGCACGACCGCCTGATCGTGCGCTGCAAGCAGCTGTGCCGCCCGATCCGCCACGCCGGCGTCAAGAAGTTCATCGCCGGCTTCTGCCACCACAAGGGCGATGCGGAGATGGTGGTCTACCTGGAAGGCAGCGCCGAGCCGGTGCGGCCCTGTGACATAACGATTATTGAGGAGGCAACGTGAGCGCCCGGATTGAACCTCAAGACTATCTGTACGGCGTGAAGGTTGTCGATATCGGCGATGCGCGGGTGAAGCGCGGCAAGTCGCGCCGCCCAATCGGCACCTGCCCGCACAAAAACTTGCACTACGACCCGACGGAGCGTCGGATCTGGTGCGCTGACTGCGAGTCTGACGTGGATGGCTTCGATGCGTTTGTCGTGCTAGTGGAAAACTTCAACCGGCAAGAGCAGCGGATGAAGGATCGCGAGGACAAAGTGCAGGCAGCGGAAGAAGCGACGCTGGTCAGCCGGGCCGCCCGCGTGATGGACGAACAGTGGCGCAAGCGCAGCACCGTACCGCTGTGTCCGCACTGCTCGGCCGCCTTGCTACCCGAGGACGTTGTGCGCGGTCTGGCTCTGCGCTCGCGCTCCCTTATTAAAACACTGGTAAAGGAATAGTATGAACAAATCAATCGGACAGGCCGCTCCTATAGCGACCGTGAGTACGCCAGGGTTTATTGGCCGGCTGACCTGTGCAATCATCGCTCCGGACGGCGAGCGAGACGACGAAGTAACGGGCCTCATCGCCCACATCGACGCCTGGCAGCGCGACGTCACCGCAAAAGCCGTGGCCAAGGCGCTGGCCGCGCAAGCACAAGTGCCAGTAGCGGCGAGCGAAGATCTATTAAAGGCTGCCCAGGCACTCTTGACCGAACATGAGGAAGATTGCCTCACGGACCCGATGTTCGCGCTGGTGGAGATGGCAGAGGATGATGAAAACGCCGAGGTCAGCGCAATGCTGCTGGCGGCCCTATTCCGCGCCGTTCGTGCTCTATCCGCCCCACAGCAGCATGCGCAAGCGGCGCTGAGCGATGATCTGCCGTTAAAAATCCGCTATGCGATGGAGGGATACGGCGAACAGGAAAGTATCCGGCGTGCCCGGGCCATCATCGCCACCTACCAGCCCGCGCCAGTAGCCGCTGCCGTGGCGCAAGGTTATGTGCTGAACCAGGAATCGGCGCCTACCGCGCAGCAAGAGCGCGCCTGGTACAAAGACTGGCTCGCCGGCCTGGACGGCAATCTCACGGTCGACCAGATCGAGTTCGGCCGGCGCGTTTGGGCTGAGCGCGCCCGCCGCGCGGCGGAAGGTGGTGCGTGATGCCGGCGCCGGACTACACACCGAAGGTGCCAATGACTGAAGCGCAGCGCGAACAGCTGCGCAGCGTTGTCACGCGGCCGGTCACGCTCGACGACGTGCTGTATGGCATCCAGGTGCTGGCCGATAAAGTCGAGCGACTGGAAGCGGTCATTGCGCCGCGCCGCTCGCCGCTTGCGCTAGATCCGGATGACATCGCCCGCACGATGGCCATGCTGCGGAGCGCACGCCCCGTACAACCCAAAAAGGAGACCCCTCCATGATGTACAGCCAAGAAGAACGCCGCCGGATTGCCGAGTTGATGCTCGAACTGGAACGACAGCCGACGGCCCAGCGGCCAGCCCAAGCGGTGCAGGCGCGCTACGTCACTTTGCAGGAGTGGGCCAAAATCAACTTCTCCAAGGTGCCTCATAACAACACGCTGTTGCGCTGGGTCAATGAAGGACGTATTCAGCCTCAGCCGGAGAAAATCGGCCGCATCTGGCGCATTCGGCGCGAGGCGGTATATCGGGGTGATTAA